GGCGGTCAAAGCCCGCGCGCTCGGCGGCCAGCAGCGCCTCGAGGCCCTCTTCGTCGCCGGCGATCGCCATGCCCACGACGCCCTGGGCCTCCGCCTCGCCCATCTTCGGCACGGGACGCGGCACGAGGACAAAGCCTTCCTCTGAGTCGCCGAAGAGCGCGTGGGGCTCGACGTAGTTCTTGTCGCCGGGCTCGCCGCGGCCCTCGAGGTGGTCGATCACGTACTGGCGCGGCAGGCGTGCGACGCCTCCCGGCGCTCCCCGCACGGCGCCCCGCTCGGGCACGACCAGCTGCCCGTCTGTGAACTGCAGGCGCTTGCCGAGCACCGTCTCGATGATCTCGCCGGTCCCTGCATCGACCCTGCGGCGCTCGCGCTCGAGGATCAGCAGCAGGTCGTCGCGTTTGGCGGCGTAGACACGGTCGCCAGACGGCTTGGGGACGGTGACGGCGGGCTGCTCGGCGACTGCAGACATCGAGGTTCCTTTCGTGAGAGCCCGCACTCGCGCGGGCGATGGGCGCATGATGCCCACAACGGCGGACGGCGCCCGTAGGCGCCGCCCTTGCCGTAGGTCCGGGAAGGGCCCCTAGCCGGTGACGCCGCTGAGCACGCCGTGCGCGCGCTGCAGGCCGAATTCCAGACCCTGCTCGGTCAGGTACTCGGCCAGTTTGGCGTCCTGGTTGTTCGGCTGGCGGTTGAGGAGCAGTTTCGTGTCGCGGTTGCGGAAGGGGCGAAATGCCACCTGCTGCATGTCGATCACGATGCCGTAGCCGTCGTACTTGTTGCCCTCCAGCAGCTTGTCCCACACGGTGTGGATCGCGCCGAAGGGGCCTTCGTAGCGGGTGACGTTCATCCCGTACGTCTTGTCGTCGTTTTTGGTCACCTGCTTGGAGCTCGGGAACTTGTTGAGCGCCTGCAGCACGGTCCCCGAGGCGAACATGATCTTGTCCTCGGAGGTGCCCGGGAACCGCATCGTCGACTTCAGGAAGCTCCCGAACTCTGATTCGGAGAGCGACCCGCCGGCGTCGGTTTGGTTGGTGGTGATGAAGGACAGCGCGCCGCCTGTCGTGCGGACCTCAGCGGTGCCCGGCGTCGTCGCCGATTTGCGCCCGAAGAGGTTGGCGTACTCGATGTTCTTCGCGTGCTCCACCGCCGACCGCTGCTGTTTGCGGTCCCACTCGTGCGGGTTGACCTGGTAGTTGGCGTTGGCGGCCGTCTCCGACAGTTCGAAGGGCTCACGGAAGATCTCCGTGTAGTTTTCAAACTGCGTCGGCACGAGCGAGCGAGGCGTCTTGGACGTGTCGCCCTCGGGCTGGGCCGTCGAGATCAGCATGAGCTCGTCGGTTTCGTTGAGGTTGGCGGCCGTCGAGCCGATCCCCCGGGTCACGCTGAGCGTGTTGCCCGTCACGCTGTCGACGCGCATGAGCTCGCCGGTGCGCGTGTCGAGCACGAGGTCCCACTGCTGAAAGTAGGTCCCGTGAGCGACGGGGATGTCCTGCGTGGTGGTCGAGGCGACGGCTGCCGTCGTCGTGTCGAAGCGCGGCTTGGCTTCGTCCTCGAGCCATTTGAACTTCGGGACCCCGACCTCTTTGCTCGACGCTTCGCGGGTGAAGACCGTGAGCGCCTGGATGTTGGGGTCCAGCAGCTTGATTTCGCTGCCGATTTCGACCGGCAGCTGCGTGCTGAGGATGTTGGTGGTGCTTGTCTGTCCGGTGATCGTGGCCATGTCGGCTACTCCTTATGCGGTGCGGGATTCAGGGATCAGCCGCCGGTGAAGAGCCCGAGTCGCTTCGGCGCGACCCCCTTGGCCCAGTCGGCTGCTGTTGGTTGCTCTGCGCCCTGACCTGCGCCGCCGGGACTCGCCCCGCCTGCGCCCTCGAGCGATGCTGCGCCGGCGTCGCCGCCGTCCTGGTTTTGCTCCTGTGCACGAGAGGCCAAGTAGATCCTCTCGACGAAGCCGGGGTGGAGAGCGAGCTCCTTCGGGAACCCTTCCTGCTCGACGACCTGCGCGGTCACCTTGAGCAGCTCCTGGGCCACGGCCTCATCCTGCAGCTGCGGGTACTTGTCAGACAGGGCCTCAAACTGGCGATCGTGGCGTTCCTGCTGGATCTCCTGCTTGAGCGGCGCCACCTGATCCGTGGCGATCTTCTGAGCCTCGCCGCGGATCAGCTCGCCCAGCTGCTGCATCGCAGCCTCTGGCCCCTGGTAGGTCGGCGCGTTCTCGTCGAGGAAGCTGAAGTCCAGATCCTCGGGCGCCTGCTGCTGCTGTTGCTGCTGCTGCTGGCCCTCCTGGCCATCCGCGGGCTTCCACGGTTCCGTCGCGAGGTGGTCGCGCATCGACTCGACGTCTGAACCGAACTGCTGCAGCGTCGAGTGGATGTCGGCGAGCGTCGGCTCGGCCTGCTGCTGCTGCTGGCTCTGGGACTCGGTCCCGTCTGCCTGCTGCTGCTGCTGCTGAGCTGCGTCGCCTGCTGCGGGCGCTGCCGGTGCGGCTGCTACTGAACCCTCCACCTCGGACCTACCTCTCTGCCGCGGACTCGCCCGCAGCCTCGTTTTCGGCCTCGCGCTCACGCGCTGTCGCGCGCTCGACGATCGCCGTCACTGCGTCCTCAAAGGCGAGAAGCGCCCCTCGCCGACCGTGGGCGTGGGCGTATTCGGTCGCCTCGCGAAGCGGCGCGTTGTCCAAGCTGCGGTCGAGTCGCTCGACCTCCGCGTGGAGCAGCTGCCGGATCGCCTGAAAGCCCGGATCGCCGGCGATGCGCTTGACAGCCTCCGCTGACTCGCTCAGCGTCTGCAGCTCGGGGAAGACCCGATCTACGTGGTTGTAAAGCGCGGTCGGCGCGTCCTGGCCCATTACGCGGCGATAGTAGGCGACGAGGCGGACTGCTAGCCGCGTCGGCGCGCAAGGACGTGCCGGGGCACGCGGACGCCTGTGGGGCGCTTCTGGGGGCTCTGGGGGCCCGCTGAGGGGGCGCCTGCGGCGCGGCCGGCCTGCATCTTCGACAGCGTCTGAGAGGGCGCGCGCGAGCCCGTGGCGCGGTAGGGCTGGGTCTGGCGCGTGCTCATCCGCCGCTCACACGCGGCCGCGGCTTGGGCGACTGCCCGCGCGCACCCTTGATCGCCTGCTGCATCGTCTTCGTGCGCGAGTTCAGCTTTTCCTCAGCCGCGTTGGGCGCGACGGTCGGGTGCGCGAGCGCGGCCGCGGCCTGGGAGTGGGCTTTGGAGCCCGGGCCTTCTGCGGGGAGCCCTTCTTCGTCGAGCGACGGGTCCAGCAGCAGGTAGGACTGCGAGGCGGCCAGCAGCGCGTGGCCGAGATCGGCTTTCTTCTCTTCGGAGTAGGGCAGCTGCAGCGCCATCGCCATGACGCGCACCGCGCGCAGCAGCTCGTCGCGCACCTGGTCGGGCGTCGGCGTGATCCGCGGTTCGTTCTCGCCGGGGGCGGCCGGGTTGAGGAAGCCTTCGCCGGGCAGGTCGCCGCCGAGCAGGTTCTCCAGGAATTCGTTGATCTGGGCGTCTGAGAGCTGCTGGGGTGGGCCGGCCTGCGCGGAGAGCGCGGGGCCTGGCGGTACCGGGGGCTGTCCCTGCTGGGCGCTCATTGTGCGGGCTGCCCCATGTCAGCGACCTGGTCGGCGCCGGCGCGCTGGGGCTCTTCGATCGTACGCGCGGTGATGACGGCACGCTGGATGAGCTCGGCCGGGACACCGGCCTTGAGCAGCAGGCGCAGCGTGCCCATCGGCAGCGCCGGCTGGGGCGGGCGCAGCCAGTCCTGCGGGCGCTCGATCCCGAGTTTGCGCATCGCCTCCAGGCGCGGCTTGAGCGGGTCGATGTACCAGTCGTGGGCGAGCGAGTTGAGCAGGATCTGGGCGTCGGAGCGTTCCTGGGGCACGTTCTTGGCCGCCAGGGAGCCCTTGGCCACCTTGATCTCGTAGTCGCCTTCAAGCACGCCCGGATCCACCTGGATGCTCTTGTAGGGCGCCCGGTACTCGGGATCTTCGGCTTCCTGCTGCTGCTCGCCGGGCTCGGTCGGCGCGGTCATCGTGCGCGCGGCGCGGATTTCGCGCTGGTCATGCCACAGGAACTGGCAGGCGACGGGGTGCACGATCTCCGACGCAAAGCGCTCACTCAGCAGCTCTATCCGCAGGCTGGTCTGCGCCTGGGCGAGCTGGGCCTCGGTGGCGGTCGCCGGCGTCTGTTCGGCGGCGTCGGCCAGGCCCGCCACTTCCTTGATGTCGCCGCGCATCGACGCCTCTTCCTCGAAGCTCGTGCCGGGCACCTCTTTGGGCGCAAACTGCAGGATCGCCGCGCGCGGGTCGCCCTCGATCGGGATCAGGCCCGTGGGGTCGAAGTCGATCTCGTCGGCGCGCACGCGCGTGTCGTCGTAGGCGGTCGGCGCCTTCAGCGAGAGCGTCGTGGCGTCGCGGCGCTGCGAGCGCATCGTGTCGAACTCACGCTGCAGGTGGGTCAGCGGCTCGAGCACGCCGATCCCGACCATTTGGTGCTCGAGCTCCACCGGGCGATAGACCTGGTAGGGCATCTCGCCGCAGGGGTTGTCCGAGACGTTCACGAGCAGCTGGCGGTCGAGGATGGCGAAGACCTGGTCGCCGTTGTGGTACTCGATGAGTTCGTGGATCTGCTCGCCGCGCTGGGAGAACGCCTGCGTGGTGAAGCCCGATTCGCGCATCCGGGCCTGCCACAGTTCGTCGTAGCGCATGTTCGAGCCGGGCAGCTGGCGGACGTCGTCCTCGGTCAGCGTCTTGGCGCTGACGCTCTGCCAGGAGCCGTTTTGCATCCGTTCGAGCACCTTCTCCAGGCTCAGCCAGATCCGCTGGGCGGTCCAGTCGCAGCTGGCCATGTCATAGCCGTAGGGGTCCCAGATGAAGTCGCCGACGTCGACGCTCTCAAAGCGCGGGCCGTCGAAGTAGACCTCGGGCTTGCGTTCAGAGAGCCGGTAGCGGCCGCCGAGCACGCTAGGCAGCGGGATCGGCCGTTCCTCCATCCGCGAGCGCGAGCGCGTTTTGCGGTCCCAGAAGGTCTTGCCGACGCCGAGGCCGTACGTGAGTCCAGCGCGCCCGACGCGTTGGAAGGGCAGCTCGATCGAGATCGCTTCCTGTTGCCAGTCGACGAGCTGCTGCACCGCGCGCACGTTGTCCTGCCAGCGTTCGTCGCGCGGCAGGTAGGTCAGGTGCGGCGAGTTGGCGATCATGCGCGGCAAGATCGCCTCGACCGCCATGAAGCTGAGCGGGATGTGCAGGCGCGCGCCCCAGCGTTTCTTCAGTTCGGAGTACTTGACGTCGCGGTCGTTCTCCGAGGTGGCGTTGAGCCAGTCGGCTTTCCACTCCTTGAAGCCCCGATATTGCTGGTAGAGGTCCTCGTACTTGCGCTTGAAGTCTTTGCCGACGCTGTCCTCCCACAGCCTCGCGCGCTTGACGATGCTTTCGACGATCGCGTTCTCCTGATCGGGAACGCCGGGATAGAGCGTGGGCATCGAGCGAGTAGCCCCTTACGCGGAGACGGCGTCCTCGGCGTGGTGCACGACGCCGTTGCCGTCGACGTGCGGGTCGCGCTCGACGTACTCGATCTCGACGTCGGGATCCGCCTGCTCGACGGGCTCCTCGCTCTCGCCGAAGATCGAGACGCCGTTGACGTCCTCGAAGCTGACGGCCTCCTCGTGCTGGGCCTTCGCGTCGCCACGATCGCGCCAGTGCAGGAGCAGTTCGGTGGTCACGAATTCGCCCTCGATGCCGGTGTTCTGCCGGCCGTAGAGCACGCTGTAGGCGCCTCCGCAGATGTCAACGACGGTGGCCATGCGGGCGGCGGCCCAGACCTGGCGCTCATGGCTGACGACGGGGATCTCCTGCCCGAAGCGCGTGGTGAAGATCTGGTCGGGTCCGACCCTGACTGTCCGTACGGCCATGCTCAGCTCCTCCGACTCGGGTTGGCCGCGATTGTCACAGCCACAGCGGTCAGCTACCGCGTTCGGCCGTCTCGTTGGGGCGAACCTCGGTACGGCCCTCGCGCTCCATGTCGGCGCGCACCTTGCGCCAGTGGGCGCGCACCTCGGGGTCGACGTCGGCCGGATCGAAGACCGTGCCGCGCTTCGTCTCGCTGGGCGCCAGCGCGCGCAGGTCGTCCAGGTCGTGTTTCACGTGATACTCGGCGTGGCGCTGGTAGTCGGCCTCTTCGCCGCGATAGAACTTCGCCCCGCAGCCGGGCACGAGGCAGTGACCGACGAGCGGCGGCCGGTCGTCCTCGAGGCCCTTGGGCACCATCAGGCGCTTGCGCGGCTTCTCGGTGTTGCCGAGGAGTACTGCGCCGCTGATGTTCATGCCCAGCCCATCTGTTCGATCAGCTCGAGGCTCGCGCGCTCGAGGTCGTGCGCCGGCGCGCAGGCGACCACCTCGTCGCCGGCTTCGATGCGCAGCTCGCCGAGCTCGCGCAGGTCCCACTGGTCGCCGCGCTTAGTCGATGTGACCTGGCCGCCGATCGTGAGCCCCACGTGGGCGCCGTGCGCGCGGGCCAGGTCGTAGCAGCGGCAGAAGATCGGCGGCGGGGCGACGGTGTCCACAGGCGCCAGTGTGTCAGTAGCCAGTGACGGAGTCGGGCAGGAAGGAGAGCGGATCCACGCGCTTGTCGCCGATCTTGGGCGGGCGGCGCATCGACATGATCTGCTGGGCGCCCATCGCGGCCATCAGGCGGTCGTCGTACTCGCCGGCCTGGGCTTCGTGTTTGGGCGTCGAGCTGGGCGTCTTCTGCACGACGACGTAGGTGGAGAGCTGGCGTGCCGTCTGCGGGTCGCGTAGGCCCCCGTGCAGGTCAGAGCCGAGCATCTCCATGAAGGTGCCCTCCATCGCCGGCTTCGTGGCTCTGTTCGTCTCCCAGCCCGCTCTGTTGGACTCCTGGTCCTCGACGACGCCGATCGCCTCGCGCCGGTACATGCGGCGATAGCGGTACTCCTTGTGCAGCACCTCGACGACGTGGATCCCCATGTTGTTGACCTCGACGGCGAGCCGGGCTTCGTTGTAGTAGAGCGCGATCTGCAGCAGCCACAGCGGCAGCAGCTGCAGTTCCATGCGCGAGTTGTGCATCGCCACTTCGACGCGGGTGTGGTGGTCGAAGACCTTGACGGCGTGGTAGTCGCCCTCGGAGAGCGTGCTGCCCTCACCGCCGGCGACGTCGCAGAAGAGCACGTAGGCGCCGGTGCGCCGCTCGACCTCGGTGCTCGGGCGCTCGACGCCGTCCTGCACGACCGTCAGCGGCGCGTTGGCGGCCTTTAGCGGGTGCTCCCAGACCTCGAGCAGGTGCTCGTCGTGGCTCTTGACCTCGCGCGGGGCCCAGACCGCCGACGTCGGGATCAGCCGCGTGCCCGAGCGCGTGCGCCGCTCTTCCCAGGCGTCGGCGGGCACGCGCAACGTCCCGCCCACCGGCTCTGCCGCCGCCTCGGTCTGCTTGATCGCGCGGGCGATCAGGATCCCCGAGTAGACGGTGTGGCCCGAGCCGATGAACGCCACCTCGTCGGAGTGCGGGTTCTCCTGGTTGAAGGTCTGCACCGACTTGTCGGGCTGCTCCTGGATCTTCATGCGCCGCCACAGCAGTTGCTCGGGCGTGACGTCGTAGAGCTCCTGCAGCATCGGCTCGTCCTCGACGATCTCGCCCAGTTCGCGGGTGTTGCCGATCGACGCGAGGAAGCGTTCACGCCCCTCGTCGGTGGAGAACTGGATCGAGCAGGTCCCGTCGCGCCACCACGGCACGAACAGCGGCGCGTAGACCTCGCCCGAGCGGTCGGGATCCGCGCTGCCTTCGCGCGCGCTCACCCAGCGCTTGTAGAAGTGGTTGAGCCCGTTGGCGGTGGACTCCATCGCGCAGATCGTCTCCTGCTCGTAGGGCAGCGCTTCGAGCATGGCGAGCATCTTTTCGCGCGCCTGTTCGGACTCCCAGAAGGCGATCTCTGAGAGGTGCAGCAGGTTCGGCGTGGTGCCACGGCCGGCGCTCGGCGAGCCCGCGGTGTCGATCTCGAAGATCGAGTCGCCCGTGGCGCCCGAGTACCTGAACTGCTTGGAGCGCTCGCCGAAGATCATGTGCTTGCGGCCGTTCTTGGACTCGCCGACGTGGATCAGGTCGGGCTTGATCGAGAAGCCGATCGGCAGCTCTATCGCCGATGGCAGGTGCGAGTAGGCGCGCCGGCCGATATCGAGGATCGAGCCCGCCGTGTCGGTGTCCTGGGCGACGACCACGGCCGCCTGGTCGGGCAGCTGCGTGCAGCGCTGCAGGAACTTCAGCGCTATCCACGTCGAGAAGCCGAGCTTTCGCGCCTTGAGGATGATGACGCGCATCGGCAGGCCGCGCGCGCGCTGGCCCTCGAGGATCTCGTCGAGCTCCAGCTGCCACGGCTTGGCGATCGCGGGGACGATCACCTTGCGCTTGTCGAGGATCTTCGCGCAGCCCCTGAAGGGCGCGCTGGGCGCCGGAGTTACCCAGCGCCCAGTTGCGTCCTTAGTGACTCCGCCCGCCCAGAACGGGGTGTCGAAGCGGAGCCGCTGCTGAAGCTCTAGCTGCTCCTCAGTGAGGAGCCCGTCCACCTAGCTCGGGCCGATGGCGACGAACGGCGCTGCGGCGAGAGCCGTTTTCGTGTCGGCTTTCGATTTGAGCTCGGACAGGCCCGTGACGGTTGATTCGGCCACCGTCGTCTCGGCGAGCAGCTTGAGCTTGTTCGGAGCGACGAACTGCGCCCCGAGCCCGAGCGGCTGGACCGACAGGAAGTCGAGCTTTTCCGGCAGCGTGTAGCGCGATTCCGGGTTGGTGCCCAGCGTCAGGCCGCCCGTCGGGTATTCCGTCCCGCCGGTGATCGTGCCCTGGTAGAGCGACCCGCCTGTGGGCAGGAGGGTCTTCTTCATGATGGTGACCTGCGCTTCTCCTACTGCTACCGCCATGTCATCTGCTCCTTCCCGGTCAGACGACCGGCGTTAGGCCCTTTTCGGTGATTGCCTGGCGCAGCTCGGCGTCGGAGAGTTCTTTGGCGCCGTCCACGCCAGCGGCCTCCGCCTGCTGCACAAGCTGGTCCCACGCAGTCGGCCCAGCGTCGGCCGCGGGGGCGGCGTCAACTGCGGGCGCAGCGTCCGCGGGCGCGGCGTCGACCGGAGCCGCGTCGGCTGCAGGCGCTGCGTCGGCCGGTGCTGCGTCAGCCGCCGGCGCGGTGTCCGCGACCGGGGCAGCGTCAGCCGCCGGCGCAGTGTCAGCCGCGGGCGCCCCATCCGTCGCCGCGGCCGTGGACGCTGATCCATCCGCCGCCCCAGGCGCCGCGCTGGACGCGGGTGCGGAAGGGTCCGCCGTCGCTTGTTCGACCGCGCCCCCGTTGGCCGCGCCGGTCCCGGAGGACTCGCTGGCGTCGGGCGTGCCGGCCGTGGGCGCCGGCGGGTTGGCCTGGTCGATGGGAGCAGCAGCGACGTCCGTGCCGGCTGCTGCTCCATCTCCCGGCGCCTCGGGAGTCGAGCTGGCCGCTGGAGCCTCCGCGGCGGGGTCCGGCGCAGCTGCGGCCGCGGCGGCGTCTTCGGCGGCCTTGGCGTCCGCGGCAGCCTGAGCGTCCGCGGCAGCCTGAGCGTCAGCGGCAGCTTCGGCGGCCTTCGCCGCTTCGGCGGCCTGGGTGGCGGCCAGTTCGGCATCAATCTTGGCCTGCGCTTCAGCGGCTTCAGCGTCGGCTTTCTGCTTGGCGGCAGCCTCCGCGGCGGCCTGGTCCTCGGCGGCCTTGGCGTCGGCTTCGGCCTTGGCGGCTTCAGCGGCTTCGTCGGCGGCCTTGGCAGCGGCCGCTTCGGCGTCCTGCTTGGCCTTCAGGGCTTCGGCTTCGACGGCCAGGTGTTCGTCAGCCGTCGGCCCGGGCACCGGCTCGGTCGCGCCCTCATAGCGCTGCCACTCGGCCGGGTTGACGTCGCCGGCGCCGACGTGGCGATAGAGGCTCTGCGGGTCCTTCGTCGAGCCGTCGGCGGCCGTTTCCGCCGGCGTCTGCAGCCCGGTCAGCTCGTAGGCCGGTTCCACCGCGTCGGCGGTGAGGTGCAGGTAGAGCTCGGGCGCCTGCTCAGCGGGCGCGGCCGGAGTCGCGACGCCGTCGACGTCGCCGGGTGAGACGTTGGCGTCGTCGCGCTTGTTCGCGGTGTCGCCAACTTCGCGGTCGCCGAGCATCGGCGAGGTGACGCCCTCGGGCAGGCCCACCTCGAGGTCTGCGGCGCCCTCTGACGGGGCCGCCGGCGAGCTGACGACGCTCGTGCCCTGCGTACCCAGCGTGGCTGGGGTCGGGCGCTCGGGCGGCTGCATCAGCTCGACGTTGGCGTTGATGTCGTGGGCGGTGATGCTGACCTCCTCATAGCGCCCGCGGGTGTAGCCGGCGGCGATGTAGCGCTCGCCGACGTCCAGGCTGTCAAAGCCGACCTCTTCGGCGTCGTCAACGACGCGCTGGCCGACGATCGGGCTGCCCTCGGCGCGGAGTACTCCCTCGTTGGCGACGTGGCGCAGCGTGACGATCGAGCCGGGCTCGTACTGTCCGCAGATCACGACGACCCCCGTGCCGGTCGGCTGGGCGTCAACTGGCGCCTGATCGGCGGCCGGTGCTACCTGATCCGCCTGCGCCTGCCCTGCGCCGCTGGCCTCCATCACGCCTCCCGTTTCGAGTTCGCCGTCATCTGGCCGCGAGAGTAGCGCGGGGCTCAGACGGGGTGCGCTAGAGCACGCCCACGCCGCCGAGCACCGACGCCAGCTGCTCGAGCTGGTCGACCTCGGCCGTCAGCGCCTGCAGCTGCTCGCGGCCCTCGGCGATGCGCTCGCGCAGGGCCTCGCGGTTGACGTACGCGTCGATCCAGGCGTCGTCATCCGGTTCCGATTTTGGCGCCTCGGGCGGTGGGCGCAGAATGAGACTGCTCAGGCACAGGAACTTGGCGCGGCCCTCCAGGCGCGAGAGTGCGCTCTGGCGCGTCTCGCCGTGCTCGCGCAGGTACGCAACGATGCGGTCTTTGGCAGGAGGTCCGCTGGGTCGCGACGAACTCTCAGGCGGGCGCCGAGCCTGGGAGGAGTCGCCGGTCGACGGCTTTGGCTCGGCGCCCGCCGTCATCGTGCCGCCCGTGGCAGACGCCACGCGGGCGCGGATGTCGGCGATGATGCGCTGCACCTCGGCCTCTGAGCAGCCGTAGAGCTTGGCGATCGACTCCGGCGACTTGCCGTTGCCGGCCATGCGCAGGATGTTCTGCTCGGTACCCGACAGGTTCGCGTGGATCGCGCCGTCGGCCTGGAGCTCCTTCAGCGACTTGTCCATCAGCTATCGGGGTCGCTGCAGCCGACCTTCAGCACGACGTCGCCGACCTCCACCGGCCAGGGCGTCGAGCCCAGCCCACGCGTCACCGCGACGGTGGTGTGCTTCGTGCCCTCGCTGAGGACCTCGTCGAGGCGCACCATCTCGTTTGTGCGTTCGATCATCAGCAGGTCGTAGGGGACGAAGTCGCGCGGCCCGCTCAGCATCATTATCGTGTCGTGCGCGTCGCTGGCGCGCGCGATCTGCGTCTCGGGCTTGCGCCCGGTGAGCTTGTCCAGGAGCCAGCTCATGGCTTCACCTTGCCGAAGGTGCCGTCCTTGTGGGCGTTGGGCCCGCGCTTTACGCCCTCGGCGATCTGGCGGTTGCGCGCCGTCACGCGCCGGCGGCGCTGCAGCTGCGCCGGCGTGGCGTGGGCCATCCGCCGTTTGGCCGCCTCTGAGAGGAACTCCTGGACCGTGTCAGTCATCGCCTACCCCGCTTTCCTCGTCTGACCGTTTGACGACCGCGTCCAGCAGCCGCTTGATCGTCACCGCTCGGCGGGGCTCGCCCAGGCGCTCGCACATCCTGTCCACGCCGGCCAGCTGTGACGGCGTCAGCTTGAGCATCACCTGCTCACTCGCCCGGTCGGCCTTCAGCGCCATCCGGGTACCCTAGCACGAGCGCCGGAAGTCGGGTAACCCGCGGTACCCCGCGACCTACGCGGCCACGCCCCGCCGGACTCCAGGGACCACGGCGAGCTCGCGCTGGGCCTGTCCCGGCACCGGCTGGGTACCCGAGATCGTTGGCTGCTGCAGCGCCACGGCGTCGGCGACCGGCGCGTGGTTGCCCAGCCGGGTGCGGATCGCCCCGCGGACCCACGCGTTGCGGGCAGCCTCTCCGCGGGCGTCGTCGATCGCCGCCAGTTCGGCGCGCGTCAGGCGCAGGCTGATGGTCCGCAGGACTCGCTTCTCGGGCATGGCCTGAATGGATATCCACTGGGGCGGACGGAGCAGTGGATATCCAGTGGGTGTGGTGCGGGGTACCGGAGTCTCAACGCGCTCGATGGGACCCGGGCGCGCTCAGGGGGTGCGAGGGGGCCGTTTTGCCCAGTTTCCCAGCGTTTCCGGGGGCCGTCGGAGCTTCGTCTTACTCGGGGTCTATGTCGTGCGCCCGATCTTCGAGCTCGTGCCCGTGAGAGATCGTGATCCCCACGTTTATACGTGTGTGTGTATCGGGTACCCCACGCGCGGGGCTATGCGATGCGGGCTGAGATCGGGGCGAGCTGGCTGTGTGCGTGGGTACCGGCGCCGTCTCCCTCGCCCGTGTCCTGCTCGTGGTCGCCGTCGCTCTCCTGTCCGTCGCCGCCGTGGGCGCCATCGCTGCCCGTCTCCGTGGTCGCTGGCGCCTGCTCTCCGTGTTCCCCTGCGCTCTCTTGGGCGTCGTCCTGGGCGGGCCCGTTTATACGCTCGGCGATCGCGCCACCACGCGCGGCGTCGAAGATCGCGCCGGCCGCGGCGCTTGACTTCGTCGGCGTCTCTCCCTCCGGGGCGCCTGCAGCTTGGCGGCCAGGTTGCGGAGCTTGCATCCCGTAGGCGGGAAGTGCGGCGATCTCGCGGGCCGCGCGCGCCAGCTTGCGCAGCTCTTCGGGGTCGACCTCTTTGCCCCGTCGCGCGACTTCGAGTAGCTTGGCAGTGCGCCGGTCGACGATCTCCACCAGACGCCGGCGTATCGCCTCGTTAGCGTCCGCGGGCAGCGCCGTCACGAGCTTCGAGACTTCTGTGCGGCGAGCTCGTGCGATGTCGTCTCGGCCGAGTGAGTAGACGCTGTCCTTGGGGATCTCAAACGCTCCCAGCGGCTCGCCCGCAACGCTTTCGAGCTCGCCGCGGCGCGCGAGGTCTGAGATCACCTTCCCCGACAGCTTGCGCACGTTGCGGTGATAGATCACGGCCGCGCGCTGGCCGTCGGTGTACTTGCGTTCGCCCCATCCCATGCCCGGGCATTGTCGGGGCGCCGTCGGCGGCGAGCGTGTAAACGATCCGGCCACGCCCCTTGACATCGCGACGTAGGCGTAGTACGCTCGCCCCGCTGGCGCAGTCGAGGCCGGCCGAGCAAGCGAACGAAGGGAACGGACGAATGACAGTCAAGCCGCCGACGAAGAGCCGGCAACGTAAGATCGAATGCGAGGGCTGCGGGGCGATCCTGTACGGGTCAGCCGCGACCATCGCGAGCGGGCTGCCCACGTGCGCGTGCGGCGACCCGTTCATCGTCGCCAACCTAGGCGACCTGGCAGTGATCGACCCCGACGCGTTCGAGGCCGCGCTAGAGCTCGCGCAGCTCGGCACGACCGGGGCGCCTAACCGGGGCGGCGAGTACAACGCGACCATGCGGGTGCTCGGCTACCACGACGCGACGATCAGCCCGAACAGCCGCGGCTCGCGCCAGTGCAAGGACCGGGGCTGCAAGCGCCTGCGCGTCCCGCTCTCTGACTTCTGCGCCGACCACGGGCAAGAGGTGCCGTTCTAATGCGCCTGCTGAGACAGCTCGACGTGTTCGGCGGCTCGAAGGACCTGGCCCCCGCGACTGAGCGTATGCGGCTCTTCGAGCCCGCGCCGGCGCAGCTGCAGGGCCAGACCTACCTCGACGACGACGCGATGCGCACCGAATGGGCGCCCGAGCAGGTATCCGCGACCGAGCCAAGCTGATCGACCTGGCCGCCGGCGCCGGGCGAGAGCTCGACGCCGGCGAGCGGGAGATCCCCGGCTAGCACGAGCTAAAGCGAACGAAGGGACGAACATGCCAAGCAAGACATTTACCCCCGAGGAGCGCGCCGCCTACCGGGCGAACAAGCGTTCCGAGCAGCGCGAGCAGATGGAGAGCGCCGCGCGCGAGCTCCTGACGTCCGACGGGTGGCAGCGCTGGGCGCAGACGCGCGCGAGCTTCCACAAGTACTCGATGGGCAACACCATGCTGATCGCACTGCAGGCGCCGGACGCGTCGCAGGTGGCCGGCTTTCGCAAGTGGCAGGAGCTCGGGCGCCAGGTGCGCAAGGGCGAGCGCTCAATCAAGATCATGGCGCCGATGTCCGTCAAGGACCGCGACGCCGTCGGCGAGGAGACGGGCGAGGTGCGCACGTTCTTTCGCAGCGTCTCGGTGTTCGATGTCGCGCAGACCGACGGCGAGGATCTGCCCGAGGCGCCACGCGAGCCGATCGAGGGAGACTCCCACGCCGCCTACGTCGGGCGCCTGGAGCGCTTCGCACGCGTCGAGCTCGGCTTTACGGTCGAGTACGAGCCACTGACCGAGGTCGGCGGCTACTGCAGCGCGAAGTCCAAGCGCATCGTCGTCTCGACGAACGTTGGATGTCCTAACCGCCACGTTCGCGTGCTGGTTCACGAGATCGCGCACGCGCTGGGCGTCTCGTGCGTCGAGTACGGGCGCGACGACGCCGAGGTGATCGTAGAGACGGCCGCTTACATCGTCTGCGGCGCAATCGGGCTCGACACCTCCGGCGAGAGCGTGCCTTACGTCGCCGGCTGGGGCGAGGAGAGCAACCTAGACGCGATCCGCAAGCACGCCGCCACGGTGGACGAGCTCGCGCGCAAGATCGAAAGCGCGGTCGAGGCATGAGCGCGCGAGAGCTCACGATCACGAAGCTGCGCCGCGACGAGCTCGGCGTGTGGCGGGCGCGCGTCACCGGCCCGCTGGGGATCCCCGTCGACGTCGATCGCCGGTATGGCTCGTGGATGGGCGAAGTGCGGGTGGCGCCCCGCTCGCGCACGTTCGTGCGGCGCTTCTGCCAGCCCCACGTGGCCGCGGCGCTGCAGCAGAAGGTGCGCCGGCTCGAACGGCGCGAGAAGGTCGCAGCGTAGGGCCGGCCGCGCGTGCGCTCGCGGATCGGCGCGCGGCCCTGCAGTGTCCAACGAACGAAAGAGAGCAGCATGACCACGATAGACCTGACAGCCGCTCCCGTCGGCTGGCGCGTGCTCGTCGAGAGCGGCGCCAGCTCGGCGGCGTGGGCGCGCGTCGACGCCGTTGACGAGCAGCGCCCGCACCTCTGCAAGGTGATCTATGAGCACTCCGGCACCGCGGCGTGGATCGCGCGCAAGCGCATCCGGGCCAGCTACCGGCCACGGGCGCGGGCATCCGAGGCCGCGCTCGAGCGCCGGCTCGAGCACGCCCAGGACGGCCGCGAAGATGCGCAACGCGAGCAGGCCGCCAACGAGGCAGAAGAGCGCGGTGCGACATGCTGACGCTCGTGGTGATCTGGGCGGTGCTGATCTTCGGCGCCGCGAAGCTGTCCGAGCACGAGCGCACGCGCGAGCTCGGGCGCAGCATCATGGCCGGGCTCGTGGGCCTGGCGGTCAGCTTCCGCAAAGGTGGCCGCAAGTAATGCCCGCTGAGAGCGTCACAGGCGCCCCTCTCACCCGCATCGAGACGAACCGAGGGGTTCTGACCGTCGATACAGCCTCCGGCGACCTGACGGGTCTGTGGGCGGTCTGTGAGGCGGAGCTGATGCCGGGCGCCGCCGTGCGCGAGCTCTGCGGCGGCGTCCCGCGCTCGACGCTGCTGCGCTGGCGCGAGCGCGACTTCCCCGAGCCCGTCCTGCGCTTCAAGGCCGCGCGGGGCGAGCTTGAGCTGTGGTCGCGCAGCCAGGTCGAGTCCTGGCTGGCAGCGCGTAAGTGACGACCTGCTAGGGGCCTGGCGGCGTGGTGAAGGACTTCCACCGCCAGGCGCCGCTCACCTCGGCGCCCACGTAGTAGCGCTCGTCGTCGAGCAGCTCCTCGAAGGCCAGGTCGCCGAGGGCGTCGACCGTGGCCGTCTCGGTGACGGGGCCTCGCGGCTCGTCACCCGGCTGCGGCGCCCCGCCGGCGAAGTGGCGCTTGCGGTAGGCGCCGACGATCGTGTCCTGCGGGAACAGCGGCGCAGCTGTTAGCAGCACGGCGCCCATCGGGCGCCTATTCGATCCCAGCTGCTACGCGGCGTTCGTCGATGCGTTCGATCAGGCCCGTGGGCGGCGCCGTAAAGCTTGAGTCCTCGACGTCGATGTAGCGGTGAGCGCCTTCGACTTCGCCGTAGAGCAGGTACTGCTGATCGGCCGTGAGCAGCGTGAACGGACCGACGCTGCCGTCCGCCGCGACCACGTGCGTCTCGACTGCAGCTCCGACGGGGTGACCGCCGACGACGTGCGCTGCTCGAGGGTAGGCGCCAACGCTCGTGCCCACCGGGAAGCGGTCGGAGCGGTTGACCGTGATGGCCACTAGCGAGCCCGCTTCCGGGCGATGCGCTGGGCCTTACGCGCCCTGCGCTGCTTGGCGGTCAGCTTGCGCCGGCGCTTGGGCTGCGGCGGCGTGGGCTCCCAGAATTCACAGTAGACCGGCACGCTGGGCATGATGCCGCGCCCTGCGGACGGCTATTCGATCTTGGCGCAGAGGATCGGGACGCCCGCGACGCCCTGCGCGAGGATCAATTCTTTTTCGAGCGTCGTGAACGCGAAGGCGCCGTATTCCCGCGTCCCGGACATAACCGGCACGGCGATCGGGATGTTGGCGAACGGCAGCACGCCTGTCATCGAGGCCGCCGAGTTGCCCTGCAGCGCCGCCGAGAAGCCGAACTTGGCGGTCGTCGTCGAGTGCATGATGCCGAGCATGAAGGGTTCGCCCGCCACGACGGCGATCCCGGATTCGAGTTCAAAGAGTTTCCATTTGTTGGTGGCGGCCGTGGCCGTCGCAGCGCTCTGGGCGAGCAGCGTGTAGTTCGTGTTGCTCGCCTGGCCCATGTCGAGCAGCGCCATGCGGCCTTCACCAGTCTGCGGTTCCGCGGCGTAGGCGTAGAGTTTTTTGATCGTGCCGCTGGCCTCGGCCACACACATCGCGAACCACGCCTTGTTGATAACCGCCAGCGCGGCCGACAGGCCGACGCGCGGAGGGCCGACGAGGTAGGGCGTCATCAGCTTCGTGTAGTCGCTGAGCCCGTTGGCGCCTTTCGCGCCTGCGGCGCCCGCTGCGCCCGCAGCTCCAGCTGCTCCGTCAGCACCTTTGGCGCCCGCAGCGCCGTCGGCGCCTTTGGGGCCGGCCGGACCTTCAGGGCCTGGCGGTCCTTCGACGCCCACGCCCGTCGCCGAGGGCACCGAGAAGCTGAGGTAGCCGTTGCCGCTCGTCCAGCCGACGTAATCGACGTCGTTGCTCAGGCCCGCGAACGTGACGGTGGCGGCGCCTTCGACCGTTTTGACTTCCGCCGAGGTGACTTCAGCGCCGGGCGGTTTGCCTTCGTTGCTCCAGGGCGTCCTCGAGCGGGCGAAGACTTTGATCGTGCTCCCGACGGGCCACTTGGCCGGATCGGGATGGAGCACCGCAGTAGCCACGGCCGCGATGATGGCGGACGGCTAGGACGCGAACGGTTCGAGCTGCTCCAGCTGGCCCCACGGCTGCTTGGCGAACACGCTGGCCGTGCCGCTGAAGAGCTCGTCGATCGGCGGCAGCGACCAGTCGGTCAGCGACGCCGGCAGCCCCATGTCGGTCACGTAGCCGGCCCACGGGTTGACGCGCGCCCAGGAGTAGGGCGTGCCCAGCGTCGCCGGGCGCTCGACGTAGAAGGAGCAGTTGCCCGAGGCGTTGTTGACGAACAGGCCGTAGGTCTGGATCGCCTCGAAGATCGCGATCTCGATGCGCCCGGTCATGCCGAAGTCACTCGGTTTGGCGGCCGCTGGGAACATGAACCACGAGCCCTCGCGCACGGCGTCAACTTCGGGGTAGGCGGGGTTGGGGTTGCCTTCGGGATCCAGCGCCGGGAGGTTGTGGAAGGCGTCAAAGCGCGTCGAGGGCAGCTGCGCCGGACCCTTCACCGCCGGGCAGGCGACGCAGAGCGCGTGTTTGATCTTGCCGCCGCGCAGCACTTCGACCAGGTCTTGCGCGGTGATCGTGCCGCCCAGGGCGTAGAGGCTCGTCGCGCCGGCGCCCCAGGTGCCTTCGGCGTTGAAGGGGTAGATGCCTTTGCCGGCGGCGGCCGAGGCGAGGTAGCCGCCGTACTGGAATGTGGGCTTGAAGTAGGGGAGTTTGAAGCGGAACATCTCCCACATCTCGCCGGTCCCCAGGTCGAAGATCACCGTCTGTTTGTCGGTGTCGGGCGATTCGTAGGGCACGACGGTGGAGCGCACGGCCGCCGGGTCGGGCACCGGCACCGAATTGAACGGCGCCTGCAGGTTGTTCGCCCAGCCCACCGGCTGCGCACTCAGCGAGCCGTCGACGTAGAGCACTTTGCGGCGCGGATAGCCGGGCGGCATGTAGAAGATCGTCGTCGCGTATTCGCGAATGTTGGCGACGGTCTGAAAGCCGAACGCGGGGATCCCCCACCCGATGCCGGCGTAGCCGCTGAACGCGTAGGCGGGGTTGCCGTAATTGAGCTGGTTGGCGAGCTTTTTGGCTTCGGACTGGTCGCCGTTGCGCGTGCTCGCGGTGTTGTCGCGGCTGAAGATGTTGCTGGGGTGAAACGGCGCGAACGGCAGCTGCGGGCGCGACGGCGCGTGCGGGCGCAGCCTCACGGCACAGCGCACTTCTGGTTGCCGGTGCCTGAGCCCAGCGTCACCGATTCGTCGGGGCCCGGGTAGACGTAGGTGTGCGTGGTGTTGTTGTCCAGTTTGGTCGAGGCCGCGCCGCGGTTGATGAGCGGTCCCTCGCGGATCACGCCTTTGGTCGAGCCGCCTTCTGCGCCGCCGGCGCCGACCGTGACTTCACAGCCCACGCCGGTCGAGGCTTCCGTCCAGCCGCACGCGCCCATGTCGACGCTGAAGCCGATCACGTCGCGCAGCGCGACGATCGGGCGCGCTTTGGCGCCAGCGATCCCGCCCGAGCGGATCTTCAGCCCTTCCACCGCCGAGCAGAAGATCGAGGCGTAGGGCGAGCTCAGCGCGCAGCCGGTCGTGGCCACGTCGATGTCCACGTTCTTCATGTACCAGTTGACCGCGCCGCCTTCGCCTGAGCCGGCGACACGGACGCCGTACTGAGGCGCATTGAAGACCTCGCCGCGCAGGCGCACGAAGCCCTGCGCCATGCCCGTCGTCGAGCTCGCAAAGGCGACCTGGATCCCGCTGCCGGTGCGCGGCGTGTCGACGACGACGTCGATGTCGTACATCGTTGTGCCGATGCCCTCGTTGGAGCAGGAGATCCCGCCGCCGTTGGGGCGGATCGCGCGGCATTTGGTGAGGTTGGCTTTGGGGCAGCCGATGAAGAAGCCTTGCCCGTTGGCGTTGATCGACGTGCAGTTGATGAGCGTCATGTCGTTGGCGCCGCCGTGGGAGTCAAAGCCGTCGGCGAACGTGGACTCCGCGGTCAGGTCGGTGACGGTGTTGCGGCGCGGCAGCCCTTCGGCCGAGCCCTGTGTAAACGCGTGGCGGGTGCGCGTCGATCGCCCGCCGACCACGGTGCAGTCCTGCGTGGAGTTGACGAACGCGATCCCGTAGCCTTCAAGCCCGCTCGAGCCGTAGAAGACGCGGCGCGCGTTGGAGAGCAGCGGCGAGTCGATCCGCGAGTAGATCGTGTCGTCGAACTGGATCGCCCGAGCCCAGCAGCTGTCGACGGTCGGGTTGCGCACGCGCACGTCGCGACAGCGCTGCAGTTTGATCCCCGTCGAGGTGGTCTGCTCGCCCGGGCCGAGAACCCAGATGTTGTCGAGCAGGCTGCGCCCGACCGGCGTGATCGGGGTGACTTTCGAGCCCTGCGCAAGGGTGAAGCCGAACTCGTGTGTCACCGGCGTGCGCAGGAACACGGTCCCCGCCGGCGCGACGATCGAGACGCGCGTGCCCTGCGTGTGGGCCGTGCCGGCGGTCTGTTCTTCGGTCAGGGTGAACTGCGCGCAGGTGTTTTTGCTTTCCCAGCTCGAGTAGGCCCATTCGTCGGCGCCGATCTTGATCGTGCCCGCCGCCGGGACGATGCTCGCGCCGGCGGTGTCGACCGGGTTGAGGTTCGTCATCGACACCGTTTTGAGTTTGTCGCCGACTTTGATCCCCGCCGCGGTGTTCTGCGAGCCGTTGATGCCCGCGAGCGCGCCGTCGGGGACGCCCACCTCGACGATCTCGCCGACCTTGGCTTTCTGCCCAGCTGGGTCCCAGATCGTCGTGGGGTCGGTCAGCTTCAGCAGCGTGCCGTCGGCATAGGCGGTGGCGACTTTCAGGAGGTAATCGCCGTCGTTGGCGTCGGCGGTGAGGACCGCGCTGGCGCCAGCTGCGCCTTCGAGCGCCAGGCAGGAGAACGGTTCGCCGGTGACGCCCGAGAAGTCGAACTTGGCGCCGTTGAAGCATTTGATCTCGACGGCGCGCGTGAGCGCCGGGAGCGCGCTGTTGATCTTCGCCGTGGCGGTCAGGTAGTAGCCGTTGACTTCGCCCGCGTTGATCGCTTCGTGCAGCGTCGTGAAGGCCGCGGCGTCGTTGGTGACGCCGTCGAGTTTGGCGTTGTAGGGCGCCGAGCGCGGGTCGGTCAGGCCGATGAACGGCGGGCCCTGCGCGCCCGGGTCGCCCTTGGGACCTTCCGGGCCTTCCGCGCCGGTGGTCGTCTCGATCGCGTAGACGTGCGCGCCGGCGTCGGGGGAGACGAGCGAGATAAGTGTCACGGCGCCCGGTTCGGGGTTGGAGTTCAGCGTCCCGCCGAGCCACACGACGCCTTCGGTGGTGACCGCGTGGCCGCCGGCGCCGTTCTGGGTGAGCTGGATGATCGCCTCGTTGGCGCCCGCCGGCCAGTTGATCGGCTTTTTGACGACCAGGTCGCCGGTGACGGTCGCGGTGAAGTAGTTGCCTTCGTCGAGGTCCGGGGTGACGGTGCCGGTGACGTTGCCGAGGGCCTTGGAGACGATCCTCTCGATGTCGGGGCTCAGCGGCGAGCCGGTCGGGCCGCCCACCGTGCCGTCGGTGCCGAGCAGGGCGACGTTGACGGGGACGCCGGCCGGGCTTTTGGCTTCTTCGGCGCGGATGTGTGACCACCGCCAGACGCCGTCCGGGTTGGCGGCGACGTAGTAGTCGGTGTCGTCGGTCAGGCCCGTCAGCAGCGCGCCGTTGACGCCGGTGGCCGCTGACACGACGGGCGTGCCGGCGGGCGCGTCGCCGACCTTGGGCGCCGGGCCGGGATAGCTGTGCGCCGCGTAGGCCGAGACGACCGTTCCTTGCGGGTATTGGCCCGTGAAGAGGAAGCTGGCCACCGGCGAGCGATGATGGCCGGTGCAGCGGACGAAGCCACCGCCCCTCAGTGCTGCCGTAAGCGCGGAGCGCCCGAGCGACGGACGAGGGACCCCCTCCTAGAGAGGTTCCCCCTCAGCGCTGCTCCAGCATGGCCACTCGGCTAGGACGGTTGCCCGCTGGCCATCGGTCCTACTAGGCTTCGGCCGAGCTACCGCGGATCGCCCCCGACGGGGTTGTCAGCTTCGAGCAGGTCCGCGCTGACCAACCTTCCTGGGCGTGAAGCCGGCAGCTGCGACGCCGGCGTTCCAACTGCCGAACCGTCGCTGCACGAAGATGGAGGGCGGCGCGTAGCTGGCGCGCTCGCTCGTTTGCGACCATTCGGTGGCGCCAGGGAGGCGCCCGTTCTCGCGCACGAAGCGCTGGATCGCGGCGATGATCGCCTCCGCCGTCCACACTCGGCGCTCGTCGGCAGCACAGGACGGGCAGTGACGCGGGGCGTTCGGGCCGCGACCGTCGGAGCCATGCATCCGCGCGCCGCAGCTTGGGCAGCTGGCGCCGTAGAGCGCGGACTTACGACAGCGTTCCGAGCACCACTCGGGCGGCCTGCCGTACTTGCTCCGGCGGCGTACGGGGCGGCCGCAACCGCGGCACGTCCCGCTCACTGGCTAAGCTGAGGCAGCGATCTGAACACTCGCTGAGTATTCCGCTCCGATCGGCGGACTCCTGCGCACGGCCCGCTCTCCGGCGGGTCGTCGCGGTTAACGGGGGCTGCGGTGGCCGGTCACCGCTCCCCCTGACCGATCCTGCCCTTTGACGAGCGCTCGGCCGTGTCTCGCGCCACCGTGCTTGCCCGGGGCGGCCAACTGCAGTAGCCTACCGTCCATGCGAACTGCTATGGACGAAATCGTCACCGTGCTCGAGGGCCTCGCAACGATCGCCTTCTGCCTCATGGTCCTGTTCGGCTTCGGGATCGTGGTGGCCTACCTGATCGTCAGCGCTGTGCTGGCGATCACCGGGTAACCCGAAGCGACCCCCTGCTTTCGGGTAACCCGCTGCCAAAGCCGGGGCGCCGTGCTAATCCTCCTGACGGCGCCCCGGCTCAGCTTAGACAGGGCGGGATCGTCGGCCAGTTGCCCGGCGTCCATTCGCCGCGCCGGCCGTTGGTGTGGAACACCGCGACCTGCTGCAGCGGCTTGGCTTCGTAGGCGTGCTTGGCGTAGCGCAGGCCGCCGCCGGCTTCCCATTTGCTCTGTTCCCAGCTGAAGGCGCCGTCGTAGGCGTTGCGGGCGTGCCAGTCGATGAAGTGGTATTCGGTCGAGCCCGGTTCACCGTTCTCGCGGTTGGCGACGCAGAGGTCGAAGCGCGTGATCGTGACCTTGGGGCGGTGCCGGCGCGCGAACGCGCGGTCGGCAGCTCGGTCACAGCGCCGCGAGGCGCAGCCGCGGCGATGGCGTGACTTTCGGTGGGTCTGATGCTGAGCGCCGAGACTGGATTTAGTCCAGGCGCTGAACGGCACTTGATCGGCTTGCGCTGCAGGTACGGCTGAGAGGCACAGAATCGCCGCCAGAGCGGCTAGGGACGTCGAGCGGATAGAGAACCCTCCTGATCCGTTGCGAGCCGCGAGCGCGACCCCTGGATAGCTGCTGCGCCCTGTGAGTGCTCCTGTGGCGCCTTCGGCTGGCTTCGCCGGTTGCGCAGCAGCCTAGCGAGGCGTATGGTCGACGTGGGGCTGCGGCCCCGCAGAGCGCGCCGGCCGTGGCCCCGCTCGCTAGAGCTCGTCGGTCAGCGCGTGCAGGACCGCAGCCACGCAGTCGCGCGCGGTGTCCGCGTCGCCGGCGCCGAGCCCGGGCGTGCGCCAGCGGTAGACGTTCACGTCGCGCTCGAGCACGCTGCCGCGGCCGAGACGCAGGTAGTGGTCGCGCTGCAGGCGTTCGGCCCAGCCGTCGACGCGTTCCTCGTACGCGCGGTCCAGCTGCTCGCCGTTCACCGCTTCTTGGCGTCCTTCCACGCGTCGGCCGGCGGCGGGTCCTTCAGCTTGCCGGTGATCTGTTCAAACGTGTGCAGCTTGGGGCCGATCTCCAGGCGCGTGACGAGGATCGCCGCCGGCACCGAGCGCCCGACGCGCATGAACGTGCCCGGCAGCGGGATCCGCAGGGCCTCCGGCCTCGAGCGCGTCCGCGGCGCGTGCAGGCAGTAGGAGATCCGCGCGTTGTGAGGCATGACGAGCTCGGCGGCGATCGGCTGGCGCAGCACCCAGATCAGCAGCCGCTCGTTGGACTGCCCGCCGATCTTCAGCACGATCGAGGGCCGGGGCTTGAAGGCGGCCGCGCGTTCGACCTGTTCACCGCTCCTGACCCACGCCCACAGGATCGTCGAGTTGAAGACGAACTCCTTGATCGTCGGCAGCCCGATCGCCACCTCGGCTGAGTGCTCGAGGTCGGCGTTGGCGGCGATGCGCCCCAGGCGCTCGCCGGCGCGGGCGCGGGGCGGCTCGCAGGACAGCATGTGCTCGGGGTTGGGCTTGCCGTTGAGGTAGACCGGCAGGTGCCCGCCGTTGTAGCCGACCGCGAAGGCGAGCTCGGCGATCGCGCCGGCGTTGGTGATCGCCACGCGCGGTGCGCTCACAGCTCGCCCCAGACCAGCAGCGCACAGCCGAACGGTGGTCGCTCGTTGACGCCCACCTTCTCAGCCCCGGACCTGATGAAGCGCGTGCGCCCCGCAAGGAACTCCACCTTGAGCCCCCCCTGGCGGTCACGGACGGGCTCAACGTGGCGCTGCCACCAGCCCTGCTCGGTGCGGTTGGCCGGCACGAGCATCACCACGAGCTCGGCGCAGCTGATCGCCGCCTTGACGACCCACGGCTCGATGTCCGAGAAGGGCGGATTGCACCAGACGCGCTCGTCGCGCCAGCTCTGCGCCAGGCCGTCCTCCGCCGGCGAGTAGAAGCGCTCGCATTTGGCGTTGCGCTCCAGCGCGCAGACGTCGATCGAGAACCCGAAGCGCGCGTCGAGCTCGGCGAACAGCTCGGGGCTCGTCGCGCGCTCGTCGACGTCGGGGTTGGCACCGCGCATCGCGATCTGCTGCGGGTGGTTGCGCGCGCCGAAGCGAACGAGGCTCACAGGCCCAGCCGTGCCTTCAGCTGCGCCGCAGGGACCGTGTGCCGGGCGGTCGAGCCGCCGGCGAGCACCAGGTCGGCGTAGAGCGCCCGTAGCGCGCGCACGCCCTCGTCTCGGCCCATTGCGTAGACCTCCTCGAGCATGTGGCCGAACAGGTCGCCGGTGGCACCGCAGAAGCCGCACTCGTCTTCTGGCGGGCGTTCGCGCTTACCCGTGCCTGAGCAGTAGGGGCAGAACCGCAGCGCCATGTACCACGCTGCCGGCAGGTCGTGCTTCTCGTCAGCTGCCACTTCACCCCTTCCTCGTCCGCTGGCTGCTTATTCGCCGTGGGGCACAAGATGCCTGCTCAGGCGGACGGTTAAAGAGCGAGGGCCCCCGGTTTCCCGAGGACCCTCAGCGAACGTCAGACGGACGAGGTCTGCCGTGCTCCTACAGACTACTCGGCCGGCACCTCGACGGTCAAGTCGATGAAGCGGGCGACGTGGCGCTGCTCGGAGGAGCTGACCTGCTGGGTGGCCGAGTCGTGGGTATCGACCTGGGCCACCTCCCTGACGACCGCGACGAAGCTCCCGCGGATCGTCTGGCCCTTCTTGTAGGCCGTCCCCTGCTCGAGTTCGATCTTGCCGCCGGAGAAGCTCAGCGTGCCGCCCGTGGGCGCCTTGCCGCCGAGCTTGCCGTAGGGCATCTTCACGCCCGAGACGATGATCTCCTCGGGGGCGAGCTGCTGACCTTCGGCGTCGGCGACCGCGCGTGCGGCAGCCTCGGTGGCCGGGTCGCCCTGGCCGGTGGCCTCGCCGGCGTTCTCCTTGAGCTCGGCCGCTTTGGATCGCTCCTCATCGGCCTCGATGCGCGCGATGTTCGCGCCCTCCTCGTCGCCCTGATCGACGAGCTCGTCCGCCTGGGCGTCCTTCTGCTCGGCGAGCTTTTCGTGGCGCGCGACCTCTGGGTTCTCGTCGAACCCGCCGACGGTCGCGTCGTCGTCGATCGAGGTGTCAGTCGTGGGATCCGCTACAGCGGTGGGTGGCACTTATTGCCCCTTTCCTCGTGTGGTGAGATTGACCTCGCCCATACTGTTCGCGGGGGCGGACGGCTACCCTTCTGGCGGCTGGACATCGGCGCTCCCCGCGGCTACCCCGCCGCCTCCCCGCCGCTCGGACGCCTTCGCTGGGGGGAGAGCGGCGTCCGAGGCAGCTAGCAGCGGGACGTCAGGTGCCAGTAGGTGCACTTCGGGCAGCGATAGACGCGCTGCTCCTTGCGCCAGGGCCGGCGGCCCGACCAGTTGTCCAGCAGCGCTTTGGCCAGCGCCCGCTCGGCGTTGAGCTCGCTGCGGTAGCGGATCTTGCCCGACGGGCACGGCTTGCTGCTGGGCACGAGGCGCTTCACCGCCCGGCGAGTCGCTTCACAGCTTCTCTGGCGGGATCGCCATGCCGGGCGGCGGCCCACCCGGGAAGAGCCGGTGGAAGCGTTCACCGCCGGCGATGGCGCACTCCACGCAGGTGTCCTTGACGACGGGCACGCCCAGCGGGTCGAGCGTGGCGTACGCGCCGACGTGGCCGATATGCCCGCAGATCTCGCACCGCTGATGCTTGTCGAGCACGTGGGCGACCAGGGCTTTGCGTATGACGTCGGCCTCGATCCAGTAGCACATCGGGCGCTGCGCGAACACCTCGTTGACGGCCGCGATCGGCAGCTCGCCGTCGTGCTCGGAGCTGTCGGGGTCGAGGCCGACGGCCCGCAGCAGCACCGGGTTGGCCAGCGCCGCTCTGACGCACTCGATGCCCACCATCCCGAAGCCGTTGGGCCAGTGCGCGCGCAGGTGCTCGCCGTGCACCTTGCAGAGCACAGTCGACGGCCCGACGATGATCTGCTTGTCCCGGCTGATCTCGATGTCGCTCATCGCTGCTCCAGCGCGTAGGTGCGCCGAGCGTAATCGGCGATTGCCCAGGCGTCAGCCTCGTCCCAGGAGGAGCCGTCATAGCCCGCCTCGCGCGCCCACTTCAGCACCGCGTACTCCTCTTTGTCAGTGGGCTTGGGCTTTTTGATGCCGCCGAAGCCGCAGACCTCGAGCTTCCACTTGGAGCCGACCACCATCTGCACGCAGACGCCCGGGCACGCCGCGCCGACGCCGGCGAGGACCGCGCCGACCGCGTAGGCGAGCTCGGGGTTGGGGCGCTTGCCGAAGCCGGCCGCGGCCTCGACCACGATCACGCCGGGCCAACCCGCATCCAGTACGTACTGACAGAGCCCTCCCGTGCGCTGGTAGATCATCGCCAGGCGCTCGGCCCCTTCGACCGGCGCGATCGAGGCGATGCTGCCGTAGCGCTCGCCCTCGGCGTTGATGGCGCCGATCGCGACCCGTTTGGTCGAGCTATCTACGCCCCACCAGGCGTCGTGCCCGCTCGCCACGCTCAGCTTCTTCGTGGGCTGCGGGACGAACAGCTCGCTCTGGCCCAGGCTCACAGCGCCACGTGCCAGTCCCGGCGATAGCGGTTGGCTTCGTACGCCCCGGGCCCGAAGGCGCCCGTTCGCAGGATGATCTGCAGCGCCGTCTGCGTCTCCTCATGCAGGGCGCGGCAGTCGTCGTCGCTGAGGTGGGGCAGGCTCAGCACCCGGCGGATGTCGTCCGGGACGTCGTTGTTGCCGTACGGGCGCTTGCAGTCGATGGCGGGCGCGCCATACTCGCGGCCCTCCCAGCTGACGTAGGCCGCGCGCAGGAGCTTCACATGCTCCTCGCGGAGCGTGAACCTGATCGTGTTGTCGTCAGCCATTTCGAGCCTCCCCATCGTCGCACTCGTCGGCGTAGTCGATGCCCAGGTCGTACACCTGCTTGAGCTCGTTCAGCGCTCGCACTGCGACCGCCTTGGGATCAGAGGCGCCGGCGACGATCGAGTGCAGCGCGCCGACCGCGATGTTGCGCGCCGTCGCGGCGCTTTCGCGTTGGCGCACGAGCTCCTGCTCAGCGGGCATGTGCGCCATTCTCCGAGAACCGCCGGTCGCGCCCCCACCGTGCGCTCAGGCCGAGTTCATGGACGAAGGTCAGCGTGCGCTGAGACACCGCCGAGCGCGGGACCGGCAGTTTGTAGTGGTCGAAGGCGCCGTGGTGGCCACCGATGCCCGTGATTCCGCCGCAGCCGGCCTCCCACAGCGCCGGGTGCAGGCGCAGCTCGTGCAGCGTCATCTCGCGCGCCGTGTCGTCGTAGACCACGTGCAGCCGACGCAGGGCACGGGCTGAGATGGCCCCAGGCGCGTCTGGGAGCCACACGGCGCCCTCCGGGTAGGTCTTGGCCAGGACTTGCTGGTCGAGCAGGTGACAGCGCACGAGAGCGCCCTCACACGGCGCGTCGCTGAAGCGCGCCAGCCAGCAGGTGGGGTCCTGCTCACCCATCTTGTGTGCCCCTTGCTGCGAGAGCGGAGGAGGCCATATCAGCGATCGGGTTGCAGATTGGGTCGTCGTACTGTTCGACGAGTATGAGGATGCATTGCAGGGCGTCCTCAGCGACGCGTGCTCGCTGCATTTGGTGGTAAGCGGCAGCCGCAGCGTCTTTTGCCTCCCGCCTTAGCGCCTCTCGCTCCGGTGCTCCTGTAGGGGAGGAGAAGGCGGCGCGAGCTTGCCAACCCGCCTCGAACTCGTCGCGGAGCGCTCCGCCCACCCGCCACGGGCTGCCGGGAATATCGGGCGGAACGTCTCGCTTAGTCCACGCGGCCTCCATCGCCTCCCTCTCAGTCGGTGTCATGTTGTCTCCCTGACGGCGTGCCCGGTGGGACTGCGTAGGCCTCGCCGCTATCAACGAAGGTCGTAATGCCGTTAGACGGCCAGTCCATTCGCCCCTCATGCCCGGGGCATTGGTTCCTACATATCGCGTCGGCCCTATGCGCGCCGAAGCTCAACCTGCACACAGCGCAGATGCGGTCCCAGTAGGGGTCAGGTGCCATGTTGTCTCTCCTCACGGGCTGCGATCACGGCTCGGCCCACCGTTCCGCTTGGCACTCGGCGCAGATCTCCATGCCGCCGCCCGCGTCCTCCCAGCAGTGCCCAGCGAACTCGCAGGGCTCGTCGTCTGCTGTCGTGCTGCTGAACACGACGCCCTTGCTGGGCAGGTTGCGGGACAGGCGTGCCGCCAGCAGCTGCTCCGACAGGGTCCAGCGGGTGACGCCGTCAGGCATCGGGCTCGCCGTGGGGGAAGGCGTCGCGCTCGCCCTTGCCCGGCAGCGGCTCGCCGGCGCAGTCGGTGAACAGGTCGTCGGGGGCCTGGGCGGCCATTTTGCAGACCGCGCACATGACGGCCACGCCGCTGACGTCCTCGGGCGAGGCCAGGTCGAGCTTGCGAAACACTTTGCGCTCGCCCTTCAGGAAGCGCTTGACCTCGCGCGTGGTGCGCCGGCTGGAGACGATCACGAGGATCCAGTGGTGCTCGCCGCGGGAGGGCTCGCGCTCGAGCCCGGGCGGCAGGATGACGTCGCTCTGCTGGGCCATCAGCGGGCGCCCCAGCGTCTCACGGCAAAGGCCGCCAGCTCGAAGAGCACCCAGGCGCCGGTGCAGGAGACGGTGACGATCGCGGCTTCGCTCATCGCTTGCGGTGCTGGTCCGCGAACTCACACGTGGCGAAGTGCGAGACGTAGCGCATGACGCCCGGGTCGACCGGCACGTAGGCCGCCAGCGGGGTCCCGTCGGTCCTCGCCGAGCGCACGAGCATGATGTTGCCGCCCTCGACCGGCTCGGCGTCGACGGGCATCCGCTTGCCCGCCTGCGTCAGCACCCACTTGACCGGCGCTTTGCAGCTGCGGCAGAAGTCGGGCATCAGCCCAGCTGCCTTGCGATCCGCTCGAGCGCGGCGCCGTTGTCGTGGTGGTTGTAGACGCGCTGCACGAGCTCGGGGTAGGGGCGGCCCTCTGAGTCCACGTGGCCCAGCTGCACGGCGACGTCCAGGTCGCTGATGCCCTGCGCAGCCAGCCACGTCGCCGCGTAGTGCTTCAGCGAGTGAAAGCCGTGCGGGAAGTCGCCGCGGATCGTCGCCCAGCGCTCCTGCAGCGTGCGGTCGCCCAGCGGGCGGTGACGGTGCGCGTCGGCCGGCGCTTCGGAGTTGACGAACACCAGGCGCGCGCCGCCCTGGCCACCGCGCCCGAGCTTGCCGCCCTTCTGCTGCCAGCCGTGGCGCTCGCGCAGCTCGTGCTGCTCGAGCATCGCTTCAAGGCCGGCGCCGGCGAGCGCGATCGTGCGCGTCTTGTTGCCCTTCTCGGTCACGGTCATGCGTCGGGCCTGCAGGTCGACGTTGTTGCGGTAGAGACTGAGCAGGCCGCCCTCGCGCGCGCCGGTGTAGGCGGCGACGCCGATCATGTTGGCCAAGCCCATCCAGTTACGCTCGCGCGCCTCGAACACGATCCGCATCAGCTCTTCGTCGGTCGGCGGCCGGACCCTCGCGCCGGTGCGACGCGGCAGCACGACGAGCTTCCACACGTTGATCGGCGCGACTTCGAGGCGCACCGCCGCGTCCCACGCGCTGCGCAGGTAGCCGACGTGGTCCGGGTGCTTGAGCGCCCACGCCTGCGCCTCGATCGCGGTGATCGAGCGCAGCAGGCGCTCGGCGTAGGCACGGCGAAACGGCAGCAGTTGGTGGTACTGCTGATTCTTCGTCCGGTCGGTGCGCTCGTCGGGCATCAGTCCGCGATAGCCGCCGAGCCACGTGTCGACCTTGATCTGCTCGGGCTTGAGCCTGCGCAGCACGAGCGTCTGCGCGCGAGCCTTCTGCTGACGGTCGTAGAACGCTCGCGGCAGCGTGCTCATGCCAGCTCGATCTCCGGCTCGCGCGGCTCCTTGACTTTCAGGCCGTGCGCGTAGGCGTGCTCTTCGTCGAGGATCCTGAAGCGCATCCCCTCCTCGAGCGCGTCCTTGACGTCGATACCGGCGTCGCTGAGCGCCTGCAGCACGATCGTGCGCGTCTGCGTGCGCTTGGGCACCGTCACCTTGGCGATGTCCTGCCAGACCGCGTTCGTCGTATCGCGCAGGCCATCGACCCACTCCTCCACTGCGGGGTCGAAGAAACCCAGCCGCTGTACGACGTACTCGACCTTCTCTGACTGCGACCGCAGCGTCTCCGCTGGGGTCGGCTCTGTGCTAGCTCCCTCCATCTGATCCCTCCTTGTCGATTGCAAGCCCGAGCGCCGGCGCCAGGCCCTGCACGACCGAGCCAAACAGCGCGTCCTTGCAGCGCTGCATCGGCGGCAGCTTCTCGTAGGCCACCAGGCACGGGTGCGTGCGGGCCTCGGGGTCCTTCACCGGGCCGTGGCTCCAGCCTTCGTGGCGCTTGTCGGTGCACCACGCCTCGTGCTGCTCCTCGGGCGTGGCGCCGGCGAGCGCCGTGGCCACGCCTTTGATCGCGCTCTCGCGCTGCCAGGCTTCGGCCTCCTCCCAGGCGAACTGCGAGGTGTCGCCGTGGATCTCACACCAGGCGCGGTTGGCTTCGTGACAGACCCGCGCGATCGCCGTGACCTTCTCGTCGGGCTGCATCTCGCGCGCGCTCTCGCCGGCGCTCACGACACACGCTCCGGCCAGCGCCAGGTGCCCGGGCCGGGCTCGCCGGCGGGCGTGGCCTGGCTCTCGATGAAGCCCTTGCCTTCGACCGGCGCTGCGGGCGGGACGTCCCACCCCTGATAGATGCTCCCGACGCCCGGGACGGCGGGCGTGAACACCGTGAGGTGAACGTGCTCGGCGCTGCTGAGCTCCGGCACGTAGCCCTTCTCGACGTCGGCGCGGTTGGGCGTCTCGACCGTGGCGGTGACGATCGCCGGCAAGTCGTAGTCGCCGATGTGCGAGCGGTAGATGACGATCCTGCCGATGGTCGGCTTCATTGCTCACCACCGCCCTGCGTCGTCTTGGGCGTGGCCACGGCCGCGCGCACGGCGCAGTCCTTGGCCTCGAGCAGCTTGCGCAGGCCGACCGTCACCTCCGGGCCGACGAGCGTCGCGGCCATCTCGATCGCCAGCGCGTGGAAGTGCTTGCTGACCTCCTGCAGGTGCTCGGGCAGGTGTTCGTAGCTGAAGTGCTGGATCAGCTGCTCTGTGGCGGGGTGCATTCAGCTCACCTCCTCCTCGACGCCCGTCCGTGGCTCGTGCTCGGCGGCTATCGCGCCCAGCGCGTTTAGCTCGCGGGCGACCTTGCCACCGATCTCGTTCAGGTGGGCCTCGGCGCGCTCGCGCACGATGGCCACCTGGGCGCTGCTCAGGTGTTCACCCGATTTGAAGTGGGCCAACTCCGGCATCGACACCTCGACGCGATGCGCGAACACATCGACATCGGAGAAGCCTCCCGGGTTGAGGGTGACTGTGGTGGTGAGCTTCATGCGGACTCCTTTGGTTGATCGGCTAGCTCGTCCTCGGTCAGCTTGACGTCGACGAAGTTGGTGCTCTCGACGCTGGCGAATGCCTCGTCGTGGGAGAGCGCGGCGCCGGCGCTCACGGCCGCCAGCACTTTCTTCTTGTCCAGCTTCTCCACCTTGGAGTAGACGAAGCGGGCAGCTTTATCGGCGCCGAAGCGGATCTCGACGTCGAGCTCTTTGGCCAGGGCCTTGACCTCGCGGCGGATCTTCGCGTCGTCCTCGCGGCGGATCTCCAGGCGTTCGAGCGCTTCGGCCGCCTGCTCGACGGTGCGGATCTCGCCGGCGTGGTCGCGCAGCTCGGCGGGGATCGGGCACTCAGACGGGCTCGGGCACTCGTTGCAGGCTGCCGTGGAGACGATCGCCGGCCAGTCGCCCGTGCGCTCGGAGCTCGCCAGGCGGTCGACGAGCGCCTTCAGCGATTCCAGGGACTCGGCGAGCTCCATCGACGTCAGGCCCATCGTGCGGCGCAGCATCCGCCCCTCGGCGTTCTCGATCGCGGGGTAGATGAACTCGGCGATCACGTCCTGGGCGCGCGTGGCCACGGCCTCGAGCTCGCGCTCTTCGCGGTAGACGCCGCGGCCGCCGCACTGTTCACACGGCGCCTTGGGCAGGTCGGTGTTGGTGGCGATCCCGTTGCCGCCGCAGCTGTCGCACTCGCCTTCTGTCACCTCGACGGGGCGCCCGTACTTGACCGCCAGGGCGTAGAGCACGAGCTGGAATGTGCGCGGCAGGAAGGTGCCGTCTGAGCGCTTGCGCGCGATGTCGTCGTAGCTGAAGGCTCCGCGGCCGCTCTTCCAATCGGCGACGTAGAGCGTCGGCCCGCGCAGTTCGCCGAAGTCGACCTTGGCGCGGATCTCCCAGCCGCCCACCTTCAGCACGAAGAGCGTCTCGCAGGCGACGACCTGTTTGGGGTCGATCGTCCACTCGCTCGACCACCGCCACATCATCTCGCGCAGGAAGTCGTGTTCCTCGAAGGGCACCGGGTACTCGGCCAGCACCTCGGTCAGCACGTCGCGCACGAGTTCGGGCGGGATCATCTGCTCGCCGTGCTCGATCGCCAGCTTGATCGACCGCTCAGCGCCGGCGTGCATCGCCGTCCCGCGCGCCATCGCGTCGTTCTGGGCCTCGCCCTTGTGCTGGGCGTAGAGGTAGGCCGAGCGCGGGCAGCGACTCATGTGGCGCAGGAAGGTCTGCGAGGCGCGGCGCTCGAGCGGGCGGCTCAGCTGGACGGGGGCGAAGCGGCTCACAGCGCTGGCCAGTTCCAATCCTCGCCCACGTCGCGCAGCTCCTGGACCGTCACACGGCGCGCAGGCGCCCTCTCGCGCCCACGCCACAGCCGCACGAGCAGGAACGCCAGGTTGAAGCCCACGTAGGCGCAGAGGCCGATCAGCAGCGGGCTCATGTCGCCACGCCTTTGCGGATCTTGGCCAGCTCGGCGCGCGCCTCGAGCAGGCTGTCGTCGTTGGGCGCGAGCTGCTGGATCAGCGTCTCGGCGAGGAAGGCTGCGGCTTCGGCTGAGCGGCGCCACGCGCGCGCCTGCCGGCGCCACTCGAGCACTTCGTAGACGCCGACGATCGCCGCGATGGTCAGCAGTACTGTCGCGAACTCAAGCATCATCGCCCGCCTCTCCGAACGCATAGCCCAGCCAGAAGATCCGTATGAGCGAGCCGGCGACCGCGCCCTGCATGTCCCCGCTCGTCGCGGTCCGCATGAGCGTTTCGAGCGTGTCGGCGGTGAGCCGCTCGACGAGCTCCGCCCCCAGGATGTTCGTGCCCGAGCACGTCAGCGCCGCCGCCGACACGTCGTGCATCTGGTGGGACTCGCCGTCCGGGATGAGCCCTCCCAAGCGCCTGTTGACCGACTCCTCGGCCTGCTCCATCGTTATCACGACGCCGCCTCCTTCGTGGCCTCGATCATCGCCCGGACCTGGCGCGACTGCGCCGCGGTGACGTCGCCGTCAGGGTCGATGCCCGCGCGCTCGAGCGTCTCAGCGACGTCGAGGTCAGCCTCGCGCACGGCGGTCATCATCGACTCGCGCTGCTCGGCAGAGAGCACACGCGCGCCGGCGCGGGCCTCGCGCTGGCGCTCGTCGGCCGCTCGCTTGGCGCCGGCCGCGCGCTCGCCGTCGTCGTCTTCGTCGGCGGTGATGTTGAAGAGCGAGGTGAACGTCTGGCGGCGAGCGTAGGTGATCGCCGCTCCCTGGCCCTGCGGGTCGTCTCTGGCGCTCAGCAGCAGCATGTGGCCCTGCATCTTCTCCCCGCTGAGCACGTGCGTCACGGTGTAGTTCAGGACCGCCTCGCGGCGTCCCTCGTGCTCGGCGTAGCCTGGCGCGGCGATCCAGACGACGCCGTTGCGGCTGAGCACCGGCAGCGCGGCCTCCATCACCGCGTCGATCGTCATGTACTTCGAGGGCTTTCCGTCGCGCTTGAAGCCCGGGTTTTCGCCCGTGCGCTCGACCTTGGGCAGCTCTTCCTGGATGCGCAGCAGGGCCTCGACGAGGTTCACCGGGGGCACCCACTCGGGGGGCACCCACTCGTCGTCGCCGGCGATCTCGGCGACCGTGTCCTTGGCGATCTGCTCGGCCATCAGAACTGCACCCCGTCGGCGAGGGCCTTACGCAGCTCGGCGATCGCCGTGCTGCCGACCGCGTCCATGACGGTGCGCTTGGCCTCGTCCAGCGTCTCCTTCAGCTCGCCTTTGAGCTCGCGCGAGACTTCCGTGCGGATCAGCTCCTGCAGCGCGCCGGCGCCGCGGCGGTTGCCGCCATGCGTGCTCAGCTCTTCCTTGACCTGGTTGGCGATGATCTCGGCGACGGGGATCTCCTTGCCCCTGCGGTAGCCGTACTCGTCGACCTGGATGACGCCTTTGTCGAGGATGCGCTGGGCAATACCCTCGGCGGCGTCCGCCGCTTCCTGGCGGATCACCTTTTCGATCTTGCTGTTGATCGCCAGCACGATCTTCGTGGGGTTCTCGCTGTCGCCGTCGAGGGCCACGCTCGCAGGGACGTCCCACTCCGTCATCACGATCAGGGCGATCCGGTCGAGCACGGTGTCGAAGGTGAGCGCGTCGCGCTCCTGGTCGCTGAAGTCGATTGTGATCTGGGGCATCAGGACGCCTGGTCGAACTCGCCCTGCACGACCGCGGCGAGCAGCACGCCGAAGCACGCCCGGATCTCGTCGACCAGCTGCAGCGCCTCCTCGCGCAGCGCGCTCTTGGAGCGGCGGTCGCGCTCGCCGTTCGCCGGCGCCGACAGGCGGTCGGGGATGCGCTCCAGGCGCTCGCGTAGCACCTCGGCCACCGCGGTGAGGGTCTGCATGTCGGTGGCGTGGCGCACCATCGCGCCTTCAGCAAGCGCCCTGCTGCTTGCCGTCCTTGTAGCCGACGGCCTGGCCGGCGCGGAAGCCGTCGCTGTGATGACGCCGGGCGATCGCGTCGAGATCCTGCAGGTCGAGCTGCAGACCCTGCGCTCCGAAGTCTGGCGACTCCTGCTCGGGGTGCCAGTGCCAGTCGATCGCCTGGCGCTCGCCGCGCTTGCGCGCCAGGCGGCCTTGACCTCGTCCACGACGGACTCAACGCTCATACTGCTGCCCCTTTCACTCAGTTCCCGTAGGAAGCCCTACGGCGTTCCGGTCGGACTCTATTCGACGTTGGCGAGACTACACCTTCGTCGGACGGAACTTCGCTCAGGGGAGTTGAGCGGCGCTGCTCACGCCGCAACTACCGGCTATTTCTTCTTGGACAGCTTGCCCAGCGTGCGCGCGAACTGCGCTTTGCGGCGCAGGTCTGGGTTGTCGCTGGCGGCCGCAGCGGCGACCTTCGCCGGCGGGATCGTCTGCCCTTGGGGGACCCCGAGCGCGCGGTGCAGCGCGCCCGGGTGCTTGATCGCGCCCTTGATGAAGTTGCGCGGCTTCTTCTTCTTGCGGGCCGCGCGGGCGTAGGTGACGAGCGGGCTGCCGGTGTTCGACGTGGTTGTCATCCCGTCGACCGTCATGCCTTCTGCTTGTTGACGCTGCGCCCGAAGCGGATCACGGCGTCAGCGGCCCACAGCGCCACGCCCCCGCCCACGGCCAGCGTCAGCGCTTCCTGCTGGTCGGCACTGAGGGTGTAGACGTGGAAGGCCGCGAGCAGCTTGGCGATCACGGGGACGGCGCCGATCATCTGCGCCTTCGTGATGTCCGGGGTGGCGAGCACCTGCGGCGGGGCGTCGGGCGAGACTTCCGCAGCCGCGTCGGCACCGGGGATCTCGACGCCCTGCTGCGCGAGCAGCTCGTCGTTGCTGGGACCGACCGTCGATGATGCCTCCATGGTGCAGACCTCCTAGTAGCGGACGTGGGCGACGCCGTGAACCTCGCCCGCGGATCGGATGTGTTCGGCGACGCAGCCGCCGGCGCTCTGATTGCCAGCTTTGCTCGCGCTCGTGTTGCCGCCGATCGTGACGTAGGCGCCGTTGAGCACCTCCACGATCAGCTCGACGTGGATGCCGCGCCCGAAGAGCACAACGCCGTCGCCGCGGCGCGCGTGCTGGCCGAAGCCCGGGGTCCAGCCGACGAAGCAGCCGCGGTGCGCGCGCGCGTCGTCCTCGATCGCCGAGACGGACGCGATGCGCGAAGTGACGCCGTGCACGCCGCCGGCCAGGAGCTCGTTGCCGAGGAAGAGCCCGCACCACGGGGCGCCGCGGAAGCCAAAGCGCGCCTGCCAGCGGTCGATCAGCGGGCCGCGGTTGGAGCCCGCCGGCGACTCGTGGACGCCGATGTAGTGCTTGCCGAAGGCGATCGCGCGCCCCGGCTTGTCCACCGGCGCTTTGGCCGCGTAGGAGGCGTTGACGCGCTTGAGCACGCGCTCGGACTCCTGGTAGAGCCCCCACCACTTGCGCCGCAGCGCGACCGTCTTGGCGGTCTGCTTGGGGCGTCTGCGCCAGTAGCGCCAACGCCGTAGGCGGAAGTTGCGTTTGGCCTGCCAGCGGACTTTCACTGCCAGGAGCGCGGCGCGGGACATGCGCGGCATAGTCCCGCCGGCGCCGGACAGATCAGGTCTTCGACAGTTGTGCGACGCGATCGGCGCAGTTGTAGGCCGGGGCGAGAACCTGCGCAAAGGCTTCGATGCGGTCGAGGACCACCTTGCCCTCGGCGCTCAGCTTCGGTGACGGCCGGCGCAGGAGTCGCGCTTCGAGCACCTTGATGGCCTCGACCGTCGCAGCGCGTTCAGCGGAGCTCGAGCCGGGCTGCGGGGCCTTCGCCAAGCCGATCACGACGGGGATCGCTTCGACGTGGCGGCGGTTGGATTCGCGACAGGCCGTCTCGATGCGGTTGCGAGTCGATTCCCCCGTAGCGCGGAAGGCCAGGACGCTCAGCACGATCGCGGCGAGCAGCACGCCCAGCGCGCCGGCGAGGACGGCTAGTCCGCGGACGGTCAGGCCGTAGACCGGCGGGTGGCCGTTGCTCGTGCCGATCGCGCGGATCAATGTATGGCCGCCCCGGCGAGGAAGTAGAGCATCGAGGTCGCGCCCACCCCGCTCAGCGCGGCCACCACAGCGACGACGATCGCCGTGCGTTTCTGGCGCCCTTCGGCCACCGGATCGCCAGCGAGGCTGCGGACCTCCGTGCGCAGGCCGTTGACGTTGCCGTTGACGCTGTCGATCTTCTCGCGCAGGTCGCGGCGCAGGTTCTCCATTTCGGCCTTGGAAGCGGCGTCTCTGACGCGGCCGGCGAGTTCGTTGAGACGGCCGTCAGGCCACTGCGTTCCGATGTCGCCCACGAGCCGGAGCGTTGCAGACAGAGCGGTCAGCGGGCGCCGAGGCGCTCGAGGAAACTGCGGGCGCGCTTACCTCCGCCGGTTTCCGTGCCGTCGGGGCGCCCGTTGTAGGGGTCGATCGGGACCCCGGGCGTGCCCGAGCCGTAGCCCGTCTCGAGCGCCGTGCCGCTGGGCGCGTAGACGCCGATGCGCTGGCCGGCGCGGATGCGCTGGCCGGGCTTGACCTGCGGCGCGATCTGCTCGGCGACGAAGATCACTTTGCCCTTCTGCGGCCCGCTGGTCAGGCGATACTGGACGTAGGGCTGGCCTTCGTACCAGTTCGACTGGCCGGGCAGCACGACGCCGTCGCCGATCGCGCGGATCGGCATCCCGGGCTTGCCCGAGTAGTCGACGCCCTGGTCGGTGCGGCCTTTGGTGAAGCCCGGGAGCGGGTTGACGTAGTGGCCATCGGCGCCGCCAGCTTCTTCGTAGGCCGCCATGTGGTGCACGGGTTCGCCTTCCTGGGCGGTCGGCAGCGGGCTCGCCTCCGACGCCAGCTTGCTCAGCAGCGACAGCACCGCCGTGGGATCCTTCTGAGCGGGCTGCTGAGGGGCCTGTGGGACGCGCGGAGTGCCCGGAGCCTGTTCCGCCCCTCCAGCGCTCTGCGGTCGCGCAGGCGCCGTCACAGCGGGCGCAGACGCGCCAGAACCGAGCGCCGCCTGCAGCGCGGAGACGAGGTCGGCGCTCTGCGCAGCGTTGGGGCCGGCCGTTTCGGGCAGGTGCGGAGCGATTTCCCCGGCCAGCGCGCCGGCGGCGGAGGCGTGCGCCGCGGCGCTTGCGGGCTGGGGCAGCTTCTCGCCGCCGAGCTGGCCGTAGAGCGAGCGCAGCGTCGAGCCGCCGTTGTAGCCGCTCGAGGCCCAACCCGAGCTGGAGATCGCCGCGATCTGCGCGTTGGGGCTCGCGCCGGCCGTGCGCAGGATCGCCATGATGCCGCCCGCCGGCTTGCCGTATTCGTGGGCGATGCGGCCCTGGCCTTTGAGCCATTCGGCGGTCGCCTTCGCGGCGGTGACCGGATCCGCCCAAACGCCCGAATGCGCGCCGCCGGCGTCGCCCGAGTCGGTGCGGGCGATGTTGAGGAAGTTGAAGTACCGTTTGCCTTCGTAGTTCCGCGCGGCCGAGCCCGACTGCTCCGCCACGGCCCAGGAGCCGATCACACGCGGATTCAGCCCCGTCTCGGCTGCGAGGGTGCTGACGAACTGCGCCTGCTTGGGACCGAGGAGGCTCACACGTGCCCCCGAGAGCGCAGGAAACCGCGCTGCCGACGCAGCTTCAGGCGCGTCGTATTTGCGACCGGGTGTCCCATCAGCGACGCACTGATCTTCGCCCGTGTCTCGGGCGACGGCGATTTGCCACGTCGCGACGCGCTCATTTTCGCCCTAGTGGCCGCGGAGTGCTTGAAGCCTTTGGGAGGAGCCATCAGCGGCCTTCGCTTTCGAGCAGCTGCAGCGCGCTCGGCTGCTGCTCTTCTGAGGAGGCCGCTTCGGATTCCAGCTGCTGCAGGGCGCTGGGCGCTTCTTGCTGGCTCGGCGCCGGCGCGACCGTGGGGACGCTCGGGCGCTTGCCTTTGAGGTAGGTCTCGCGGAACGGGTTCAGGGTGCGGTTCAGCGCGCTCTGATGCTTCGTGCCCGGCTTGACCTTCGGCGCGAAGATCGAGCTGTTGGCGTAGGCGGTCCCGCCGCCCTCGCGCAGGCGGCGCAGCTGGGCGATCACCGGCAGGAACGTCTCAGCGAGCGGGCCGCCGATGGCGATGGCTTCTTCGCCCAAGCTCGGTTCCTTGCCGCCGGAGTACTGCAGTTCGCGCCCGAACGGGTCCCTGCCTTCGAGTGCTGAGCGCAGGCCGCTGAACTGCGGCGCGAGCGTCGCCATGAAGGGGCTGACGGCCTGGCGCAGCGGCACGCCCTTTTCGCCGACCTCGCTGGCCTGGATCGAGATGTCAAACGGGGTGTAGTGCGCCAGGTCGCGCACGCCGCCGTCCTTGGCCAGCTGGGCGTAGCGCAGCGTGCCGGGCGGCAGGCCCGTGTGCTGGGCTTCCCATTCGGGCATGACCGACTGGCCGGCCTTGACGAGCGCGGTGAACGCCACGGTGTGATGCGCCGGGAGCGTCCAGTAGACGAAGCGCATCGAAGCCAGCGTCCACGGCAGGAACGGCGTGTAGCTCTGGATCATCCGTTTGAGCTGGGGGTTGAAGCCGTCGTACTGGCCCAGCAGTTCCCAATAGCGCTCGGCGTAGCGGTGCTGGGTCGCGGTGTCGACGAGCCCGGAGGCGGCCTCGGCGACGGCCTTCTGCCCGAGCAGCACCGTGTGGGAGTAGGAGCCCGACCACGACTGGATGTCGTCGCGGAACTGTTTGCCCAGCGCCATCATCGCCGTCGGGTTCTCGATCAGCACGCGGTTGACGGCAAAGAAGGACTTGGGGTAGGCCAGCAGGATCGTGCCGAGCTGTTTGAGCACCGGCAGGTTGCGGACCACGTGGGCGAAGTCAACGCTCTTGCCGAGAGCCCCCGGGAAGTCAGTGTGGGTGCGGCGGATCGACGCGCCCTTGCCGCCGACGTAGCGCCCGGAGAGGAACGTGTCGCGGATCTGTTCGGCCGCTCGTTTCTGGCGCTCGCCGCCGCCGTCGAGCGTCTTCAGCAGCTTCTGCGCGGCGCGCACGTCCAGGTAGGCGCCGGGCAGGATCGCGCCCGAGCCCGAGAGCGGCAGGCGCACGACCCACGGCTCGAGGAAGTTGCCGGTCAGCCAGCGCGGCTGGGAGAGCACCGCCATGCGGAAGGGGCCGTTGAGCAGCTGCGCGAACTTGCGCAGTTCGCCGGCGGGCTGCAGGTGGTCGGCCAGGCGCTGGATCTGCTGGGCCGGCATCAGCACGACGTTGTGCGCGCCGGTGTCGGTCTTGTCGACGAAGCGGCTGTTGAGCAGCCCCTGCTGGGCCGTCTCCATCGCGGCCGCCGGCGACTGCGCCGCCTGGACGGCTTCGCGGTCCTCCTTCTTCAGCGCCGCGGCGAAGGCGCGCACGGGGATCCACGCTTCGCCGGTGTCGCGCTGCAGGCGGTCGGCGAGCTCGTGGCCTTCCTTGCCGGTCATGTAGCCGCCGTACTTGTCGAGCAGCCGCTGCTCGGCGTTGGTCAGATCCTCGCCGTTGCGGGCCTTCTCGACGACCGGGCTGAGCAGGCCGTTCTCCTGGATCAGCTGGTCGTAGGACATCGTCCGGGCCGCCATCGTGCCTTTGCCGGCGAGCTCGTCGAACACCGCTTGGCCGGAGGTGCTCGTGGATCCGCGCTGGTAGAGCGCGCCCGTTTTCACCTCGTCCTTGGGGTTCGGGCGCGCCTCGGGGCGGAACTGCTGGTAGTAGTCGCCCTGGCGCCCGACGTCGATGCGGTGGGGCAGGAAGCCGACGGTCGCCGGGTCGCGGTTGTGCTGGCGGATCACGTCCTCGATATGGCGCGTGGAGAGGAAGTGGCCGTTGGGGTGGCGCAGGGCAGACTCGCGCGGCGGCAGCGGGTTCTCGCGCAGCGCCTGCTTGGCCTTGTTGTGCTCGGTCTTCAGGCCCTTCTGCTCGGCGCGCGCGCTGTCCAGCTTGCCCTGCAGGTCGCGGATCACCTTCACGTCGGCGCGGCGCATCGGCTCGACCGCGCGCCCGGGGCCGCCGCCTTGGGAGCGCCGTGCGGCGCCCTTCTTGGCCGCCAGGCGCCGCTCGAGGCCCGCGACGCGCGCGTTGGTCTGGCGCTGGCGCAGTTCCACCTTGCCTTTGATGAGCGTGGCGCGCTCGTGCGCGGCGGTGCGCCCGGGGTGACGGCCAGAGGCGAGGATCTGTTCGGTGCGGCTGCCGCCGGCCTCCTTGACCTGCTGCTCGAGCTTGGCGTGCTCCTCCTCGGTCACGTGGCGCACGCCGGGGATGTGCGCCAGCGCAGAGGTCATCAGCCGCGAGCGTTCGACCTGCTCGAGCGGGCGCAGGCGCAGCTGCACCTGGGGCTTGTCGGCGGCGTTCAGGGCCCGGCCGTACGCCTGCCCGCGCTGCACGATCTGCGGGATCTGCGCCATGACGCGCTTGTTCGCGCGCGCCGCCTGCAGGGTCTTCAGCTCACCCTGGGCGGCCGCCAGGTCGTCCTTCGTGCGGTAGAGGCTGCCGCCCTCGGCCTTCAGCGCCTCGTGGCGCGCCAGGGCGCCGCGGATCACGGCGATGCGCTTATCGAGCTCGCGCACGAAGCCTTTGGGGTCGGCCGAGAGGATCGTGCCGTCGGCGTGCAGACGAGCGAGGCGATCGCTCAGCTCGGCGACGGTCGTCAGCTGGCCGCCGGCGCGCAGATGGCGCCCACCGCCGGCGACGTTCGCGCGGCGCAGCGCGAGCGGCAGCCTGCCCGGGCGCGTCGCGGCCTCGGCGCCGGCGTGCATCGCCGCTTCGCGCGCGGTGCGGTTGGCGTTGACCGCCCGCATCGAGTCGTAGTTCGCGCGTTGCTTCTGGTAGCGCGACGCCTGGCGGTCGGAGGGCTTGAGGACCGGGACCGTCTGGTTGCGGTCTTTGATCTGGATCGGGTTGCCGCGCGCGTCGGTGATCGGCTCGCGGCGGCTATCGGCGATCTGCTGGGCGAAGCGACGATGCGGGATCTTGGAGAACGTGCGCTGCTTGACGCCGACGCCCTGGCGCGCGTGGCCAGCGTCGCCCGTCAGCCCGATCGCTGGGCGCACGTTCGACGAGCGCAGCGCTGCACGGGCGCTGCCCTCGGCGGCGCCTGTGGCCCCCGCTCGAGCGACGCCGGCGGCCACGCGCTCGGCCGCGCCGAGCCCAGCCTCGGCTTCGAGCGCCGTGAAGACCGGGTGTTCGCGGAAGGCGCGCGCGGCGCCGGAGAGGTGGCCCTGCAGCAGTTCGCCGGCGGCGCCGTGCTTCAGAGAGCTGGCCACGCCCGAGAGCAGCTTGCCCGCGGGCTGCAGGTCGCCCGTGACCGCGTGCCCGACGGCGTTGGCGGCCTCGTATCCGCCCACGAACGGGAAGGTCCCGATCGCTTTGACGTCGCCGAGGGCGCCCTTGACGAACTTCGTTTCCGGCGTCGCCGAGGCCAGCCCGGGCGCGAGCGTCTTCAGCGCGCTCGAGATCCCCGAGGCCAGGTGAGAGGTGCCGGGCACGCGGATGTCGGCCAGGCCGAAGAGGGGCAGGCCGATGTCCTTCGGCGGCGCCTGCGGTGAGGCGGTGACGTGCGTCTGGGCCAGGAAGCCACGCCCGATCGCCACGGCCTCGCGGCGCGCCTGCAGCATCGCCGCCGGCGAGACGTTGGCCAGCGCCGGATCCTGCGCGCGCCCGGCGGTCGCGGCGAGGTGACCCTGGGCGGCGTTTGCGTAGTGGGTGATCGTGGCGATGTAGTCCTTCAGGCGCGGGTCGTTGGCCGCTTCGCGCCAGTAGGTCTGAGGCGGCTTGCCCGAGGCTTTCTGGGCCGCCTGAGCGATCCCCAGCGCCGCGTGGGACTGCGCCGGCGTCGGGTTGGGCAGGCGCGGGATGTGCGGCGTCGGTTCGCGCGGGAGCGCCTTCTGCGCCTTGACCACCTTGCGCTGGGCCTGCTGCTGGGCCGGGCGGAACGGTTCGCTTGAGTGCGGCGTCACCGCCGGCGCGCGCAGGTTCACCGGCGGCGCAGCAGCGACGACTTTCTGCAGCGGTGAGGGAGCTGGCGGCGGCTTACGCCGCGCGCCGACGCGGCGGCTCGTGTCGAGATTGGCGCCGCGGCCGGAGGCGGGCATCAGCTACCGCGCGTTGCGTCGTGAGCCGATGTTCGGCGCAGGCGCCTTGGCAGCGGGTTTCCATCCGCCCGGGGGAGGCGCCTGCAGTTCGAGCTCTTCGAGGGAGTAGCCGGCCTTGTGCAGCTTTTCCATCGTCTGCTTGGAGACGCGCCCGTAGCCGTAGACGGAGTCGATCGCGGCCTGCGAGAGCAGCGTGTCTGAGGCGGCGATCTTGGGGTGCTTCGTCGTCTGAGATTCGTACTGGACTTCGTTTTTGCTGTTGAGGATCGGCTTGCCCTTTTCGTCGCGCTTGACGACGTTGACGGTGTGGTTGGCCTCGGGGTGTTCGCGCGTGAGTTCGGCGTAGACCTGCTGGGGGCCGAGGCCGTGCTGGCGCAGCAGACGTGCCTTGCCTTCGAGCGAGCGGATCGTTTCTGAGGCGCCGCGCTGCTTGTCGGGCGAGAGCGGTTTGCCACCGCCCGGTTTGTCGGCGTTGGCGTAGTGCTTGGCCGTGATCCGGTTGCCTTCGCGCGTGGCTTCGTGGCCTTCCTTGTCGCTCGTGGCGGTGATGTCCTGCCCGCGCTTTGTGAGCGCTGCGGCGCGGTTTTCCTTGTCTTCGCGCGCCTGTTCGGAGGACGTGGCCAGGCCCTGCTGGGAGTCGATGCCCTGCTGGGTGCTGACGAGCTTTGAGAGCGTCTTGGCCAGCTGCTGATCGGCGAGCGTGCGCGCGAACGCCGGCGCCGCGGCGACCGCCAGCGACTGCGAGCGCAGCGCGCTCGTGGCAGCTGCGCCCTCGCGCGCGGTCCGTTCGGCGCCCTGCGCGCCCTCCGTGGCCGCAGCTGCTTGGAAGTTCGAGGCGCTGGGGCCGAGGCCCTGCAGCACGCTGGCCAGCTTGTCGCGTGCCGCCGAACTCGCGCCCGCGGCGCGGTCGTAGATCCCCTGCACCGTCGGCGCGGCGTTGGTCACGTTGGCCTGGTTCAGGCGCGCCTCTGACTGAGCGCCCGCGATCGCCGCGTCGTGCTGTTCGCGCGCTTCGCTGGCGGCCTGGGCGAGCGCCTGGCGCTGGGGCGCGTAGCGCAGCACGGCGTTGATCTGCGCCTGGGAGGAGAGCTGGGGCTGGCGACGAGCGGTGCGCGGGACGGCCATCAGCGCCTGCCCCACGGCCGCAGCGGCTGGCCGACCTTCACGAAGCCGGCGCCGCGCTGCTGGGAGGTGCGCGCGATCACGCCGCCGGAGTCCAGGTAGCCGTTGTTGGTGGCTTCACGGTTCTCCACGGTGCGCGTGTCGATGCCGAACTGCGCCTGTTCGCGCTCGGCGCGGCTGATCCCCGTGCCGGTGTCTTCACCTTCCTGCTGATGGGCGAGCGCCAGGCGCGCGAGCGCGCGCTTGTTGGCGCCCTGCTGCTGGGCGTAGGCGACGTCGACGGGTTCGCGCGCCGTCGCCTCGTTGGCCGCGCGCTTCTGGGCGGCCTGCGCCAGCGCGCCGCTGTGCAGCACGCCGGCGGCGTTGGCGCCCTCGGTCTGGCGCACGCCGAGGCGCTGAAAGCCCTGCGCGATCGACTTCAGGGCGCGATCGTGCGCCGCGCTCTGTTCACCTTCCTCGCGCTGCAGTTCGCCCTGGTCGATCGCGAAGCCCGCGTCGCCGCGCGAGCGCTTCGTGAGCAGATCCTCGATCGTGTTGGCGGTCCCGCGCTTGCCCGCCTCGAGTTCGATGTCGAGCGTCGGGTTGTAGGCCGCCGACGGCACGACGGGCTGGTAGGGCTTGTACGCGCCCCCGGGCGGAGGCGGCAGATAGCCCGGTGAGGAGCTGCTCGAGCTGGAGCTGCGCTGGCGCGCGCCCCCCGAGCCCGAGTTGGCCTGCTTGCGCACGGCCGTCACGAGCGGCGGGCGGCGGGTGAGCGTCGTGCGTGCCCCGAACATCAGGCTTTCGGGAGCAGCACGTAGGTCGACGTGAGCAGGTCCATCGGGCCAGCTGCCGCGACGCACTGCCAGGTGCCACCGGCTTTGACCTCGAAGGAGAGCATGTTCACCTTGCCGGCGACGAGGTCGACGCCACCGTTGGCGATCACGGCCGTGCCGTCGATGTAGACCTGCGCACGCGCGTCGGTCGGGTTCGCGCGCACCGACAGCAAGACCATCGCCGCGCGGGTGGCGCTCGGCGTGTAGTTGGTGCTCAGGGCGCGGCCGGTGAGCACTTCGGCGAGGGCGAAGTCTTTAGAGCGGTTGGCGTTGGTCGCCTCGAGGCCCGCGACCCTCGCTTCGAGGAGTTCGATGGCCGACTTCAGCACGTTGAGGTTTTCGTCGACCTGGACCCCGGAGGCGTTTTCGTCAACGCCGTCTTGGAAGATGTGCGGCAGGATGATCGCCATCGGTGGTTAGGTCCTCCCCTGCAGTCTGACCGACACCTCGAGCGAGCGGATCGCGAGCTGTGAGGTCGCGTCGTGGCTTGAGAGCCGGAACTGGATGTATCGCACTTTCTTCCTTGGGTGCCAAGAGTACGGCGCGCTGCCGTCGTGATCCTCGGGAGCCTCGCCGGCCAGCAGCTCAAACGTCTGCGCGCTCGGCGTCGCCCAGGAGAACTGGCCCCATGAGACGTTGCCCCACGTGGCCGCGCCTTTGGCCCCGACCGGCGATTCCGTGGAGACGCCGCAGCTGAGCGTCGGGTCGTTCGGGCCGGTCAGCTGGTAGCGGACCTTCAGCTTCGTCACCGTGTTGGGCACGTTGTTGCCCGTCGGGTAGGCGCGCGTGGTGATCGTCCAGTTGGGGATCGTGCCATCGTGGTCGAGCTCTGAGTTGGCCGTCGGCTGAAAGTAGTAGAGCGTCACCGGGCGCGAGTCCACCCCGTAGAGCGCGCCGAGCAGTTCGGGCGTGCGCGAGAAGCCCGAGATGATGCGCGTGGTGAGCGCGGCGAGCTTGGCCGCCGAGCCACCGAGGTGCGTCCACGGATAGGTGCGCTGGCCGCGGCTGTTGGTCGCGTCCAGGCGGCAGACGAGCACGTCGATCACGTCGCCGGCCCCGATGATCGGCAGCAGGTAGTGGTTCTGGTGAACAGCAGCCTGGCCGGGCGCGTAGCCGCTGCGGACGTAGTCCTGGTAGAGGTCGACGATCGGGTCTGAGATCCGCACGAAGGACTGCGCGTGTTCGGAGCTGACGCCCAGCGAGAGCAGGTAGACCGCTTCGGTGCTCGGCACGATCAGCGCGCCCTCCCATGCAGCGATGCCGCCCGAGCCCCAGAGCACGAGATCCTGGCTGTAGAGGTCAAGCGACTGCTGCACGTTGCCTTCAGCGTCGACGAGGTTGCGCGCCAGGCCGCCGATCACCCAGACGCCGGCGGTGGTGAACACCGCGGCGCTCGCGCGCAGGCCCTCGATGCCGAGGATTTCGACGCCGCCGGGCAGCTCGTGGAAGTCGAGCGCTTCAAATTTCGTCGGGTCGCCGATGACCGAGAACTGCACGCGCGAGCCGCTGGCCGCGAGCAGGCGGTTGGCGACGACCGCGTAATAGGGCGCTGTGACGGCCGCTGCGCCCACGGTCGTGCCGTCGTAGGTGAATCCCCCCGGCATGTAAACCTTGCCTTCGTAGGCCGCTGGACGGCCCGCCTGTGACAAGCCTGGGCCGCCGAGGTTGGTCACGGCGCCGGCGGCGAGCTTGCCAAACGCAGTGGTGGAAGCCACGAGGGTCGTCTGGCCGCTGGCCAGCCAGCCGTCCCAGATCAGGCGCAGCCCGGCGCCGAACGCCGTGGCGCGGTACTCCGAGCCGCCGCGCTTGAAGATCCCGCCGTTGCGGTCGATCAGCGTGTTGCCGAGGTCATAGGCGCCGCCGGACGGTATGCGCTGAGGCGGTCCCGACCGGAACATGCCGCCCGAGAAATCTTCCTGCGTCAGCCGCGAGAGCCCGAAGGCCATCACCAGTACCCGGAGACGCGGGCCTTCTGCTGGCCGACGGGGCGAAAGCGCCGTGTCGTCGCCGCCGCGAGCTCCTGGCAGGCCGCATCGAACTTCCCCTCGGCCTGGGCGGCGATGTCATAGCGCGCTTCGGTGCGCTCGGAGCCCGTGGCGATCGCCCCGCTGATGAGCGCGTCGTAGTAGTCGGCGGGGATCACGAGCGTCGCGTCGTCGCCAATCACCAGCCCGGGCGAGAGCATCGCGGCGTAGACGGCGATCGAGCTGAGCGCGTCGCCGGGCGTCGGCGCGATGCGCAGCTGCGCCGCGCCGCCGGCGGAATCCTCGCGCCCGACGATGCCGCCTTCGCCCAGCAGGATCTCCCAATGCGCGGCGAGCTTGGCGAAGTCGTCGTGGCGCGCCTGGGTGAGCGGGAAGGTGCCGACCGTCACCTGCAGCACGCGCACGATCTCCGCCGGAAGCGAGTAGGTGTCCTGGCCAGCGACGGTATTGCCCAGCGAGAGCGTCTTGCAGTAGCAGGCCGTGCGCGCGGTCATCTTCTTCTGCCGCGAGCTCAGCCAGCGCAGCGCCTGCGCCGGCGTGGCATCGAACTCTCCGTCTTCGATCACGGCGTTGACGAGGGCCTGAACCTCTTCGCCGGTTTCGATTACGAAGGGCATCTCAGGTCTTTATCCACACGGGACAGACCGTGGTCGGCTGCATGTTGCTGCGCGGGGTGCCCGCGCCTTCGGAGGGGATCGTCAGGCCGGGGACGGTGTGGGTGTGATTCTCGCGGTTGGGGCCCGTGGCGGTGATGTTGTTGGTGTTGCAGCCGGCGCCGCCGCCCGCCGGCGCGACGGGCACCGCGTTAATCATCACGGAGTTGCCGCCGAATTCGTGCACGTGCGTCCGCGATTCGACGCCCGTGGTGCCGGCCGCCGTTTTGCCCGTGTGAGAGTGAGCGGGCATCTCGGCGACGGATATGGCTTTGGTCGCCGCGCCGACCTGCGCCCCACGTGCGTTTGTGCCACCCGGACCCATCGGCACCCGTTCGGAGTAGTTGGGCACGTTGAAGTGCGTGCCGTCCGGCAGACCCCACGGCGAGGCTTCGCCGCCGAGCGCGGCGAACAGCGCCGGGTAGGTGGCGCGCAGATACGACGCGCCGTCAGCGGCGAGGAATCCCGCTTCGGGCGCCCCGGCGATCGCCGTGAAGCGAAAGTCGCCGGTCTGGTAGCCGCCCACCGCTTCGCCCGGTTCACCAGGAGCGCCGTTGGTGCCGGGGTCGCCCTTTTCACCTTTTTCGCCTTTTTCGCCTTTTTCACCTGTGGTGTGTTCACCAGCGGCGACCACGGTGGCCTGGGCGACCACCTGGATCTGGCGATCCTCCTGGGGCGAGCCGGCGACTTTCTCGATGTATTCGCCCTCGTTGAGCCAGACCGAGTAGAAGCCGACGTCGTTGGTTTCGACTTTGGCCAGCGGCGCGCCAGCTTCATCCGAGAACAGCGCCGCTGGCGCCCCGTTGCTCTTTTTGGAGATCGAGACGACAACGCCAGCGCCCGCACCGATGACGACGTCGGTGTGCTGGACGCGCGCCACAGATCAGTCGCTCGGCGCCGCCCGCGCCGCACGCACTTTCTCCAGCGTGTCGGTCACGAGCTCGGTGAGTTCGGGGCGGTCAAAGCCCGCGCGCTCGGCGGCCAGCAGCGCCTCGAGGCCCTCTTCGTCGCCGGCGATCGCCATGCCCACGACGCCCTGGGCCTCCGCCTCGCCCATCTTCGGCACGGGACGCGGCACGAG